CTGTTGGAAGATCTTGATTATCTATAATGTGATCAGAAACATTCTTAATTGCTGTTTTCAAAAGAGATCGACACGGTTCGATCATAAAGACACGCTTAGCTCCAGCGTCAAGTGATTTAGCTGAGAACATTCCTATACCTGCGCCAATGTCAACGACGACATCACCAGGTAATACTTCGTACCACCAGTCGTAATCTTTAGTATGGAAAAAGATGTTATAAAGACTTTGTACGTCGTTCATTGATAGGTCAGCTGTGTCGACTTCAAAGTTAAGAGATTTAGGTTTTAGCATGATATAGTCACCGTGTTTATAAATAAATAGTATATAACAATTGCTTGGATATACTCTATGATTAATAACTATTTATCTGCTAGTGGCTTTAAAATACAGGTCAAAAGGCTACCCACCGTGGAATTCTTTTCCAATAAGGTCTTATTGCCTTCTGTAACCACAAACTCAGTTAAGAGTGACACACCTCTAAGCGCGTTCTATAGTGTTGGTGATCATCTTAGTTACGCTGATTTAGATTTGACATTTATCGTAGATGAAAATATGAATAACTATATTGAAATTTATAATTGGGTCAAAGCCTTCGGTACTCCAGAAACTTTAGATTCATATAATAAATTAAACAAAAGCAAAGATGGTCTGACTTCAGATATTTCTGTGATCATATTAAACTCACATAAAAATCCAAATATTGAAGTTACTTTCTTAAACGCTTTCCCTGTTGGTATTACACCTGTAAGTTTAGACTTATCTAACCAAGACGTAACCTACGTCGAAGCAACAGTTACTCTTAGATACGACCGATTTAATATAAATCAATTAGCCTAAGGGGTTGACAAATCACTATAAACGTGATATAATATACCTTTATTGTTAACAACCGAGTTTATATAATGGATACAAATGACATAGCCACTTTATGGGCAAACGATTCAATCATAGATGAAACAAATCTAGTTGGTGAGTCTAAAAGAATTCCTCAATTACACAGCAAATACTACAATCTCTTTTATAGAGAAGTACTTCGTGTTAAAAAATTAAAAGCCGAATATAAAGACCTCGAGTCTCGTAAGCGAGATTATTACGATGGCTCTATGGCTGAAGAAGATTTAAAAGATAATGGTTGGAAGCCATATCAGAAAAAAGTACTGCGTAACGAAGTAGATAAATATATACAGAGCGATAAGGATATTATTAAATTAAGTTTGACTATTGACTATCACACAGCAAATTCAAACTATCTTGAAGATATTATTAGAACTCTACACAGCAGAAACTTTATAATTAAAAACATGATTGACATGTTGAAATTTCAGGCAGGTGACTACTAAAGATTATGGAATGGTTTACACGATTTATAGAATATGGCTTCAGAAAAGAAGCCGACAAACAGTGGGAAAAAACACAAGCTACTCTTACTGAACAAGCTCTAAATCGTGCAGCAGAACCAAAGGTCATTGATATGATGGCCGACGATACTGATCCAGAAGAAGTCACTATAGAAAATGCATATAAGACAAGGTGGATTTGGTACCATACTATATTAGCGATCGGGATATTCTTTACGAATGTTCTACTGATCTCAATATTAGTATTACTAGCAATTAAATTATGAGCGAACAGATAACGATCGAGCCGATTAATTCGGTTCATATGAAAATTGTCGCAGACAGTGGCACACTCATGGAATTAGCCGAACACTTCTCTTTCAGACCTGAAGGCTATCAGTTCGTACCTGCTTATAAAAATCGAGTATGGGATGGTATCATTAGACTATTCCAACCAATGAGACCAATACTCTTTGTTGGCCTTTACCCACATGTTAAAAAATTCTGTGACGATCGTGGATATTTCTTATCTGCACCAGATCATATTGGAATGGACGAGGAATTTGATGATGATTATCCTACTCAACTCGCTGAAGAAATTAATTGTAAATTTACACCAAGAGATTATCAAGCACAATATGTACTTAACGCATTGCGTAAACGCAGATCTCTATCTCTATCACCGACATCATCTGGTAAGTCTTTAATCATTTATTTGATACAACAACATTACTTTCAAGCATTCGGCCATAGAACACTTATTATCGTTCCGACAATCTCTTTAGTACACCAAATGAAAGGTGACTTTGTAGATTATGGTTGTGATGAGAATGATATCTATACTATTCAAGGTGGTGTAGATAAAAACACAAGCTCACCGATTGTCATATCTACATGGCAGTCACTAGTCAAATTAGGAAAAGAATGGTTCGATCAGTTCTCAGTTGTACTTGGAGATGAAGCTCATACCTTCCAAGCAAAAAGTTTAACTAAGATTATGGAATCATTAACCGATTGTGAGTACAGACATGGATTCACTGGTACACTCAAATCAACTGAAAGTAAAACTCATAGGTTAGTACTTGAAGGATGTTTTGGTGAGGTTAAACGATTTGTGAATACAAAAGAACTCATGGATAAAGGAACCGTTGCTGATTTTAAAGTGAAGGCGATCGTCCTATCACATAGTAACGAAACACGTAAAAAATTCAAAGACGCTCTCAAAAATTTAGATGGAACAAAGAAATGGCCAGCTGAACGAGAGTTTATTGTTAACAACGAAAAGAGAAACAAATTCATTGCTAATCTCGTCCATAGTTTGGAAGGGCAGAATAATTTGATTCTATTTGATTTAGTTGAGAAGCACGGTAAGGTATTACAACCAATGCTTGAAAAAGAAGGTCGTATACTACACTTCATATATGGTGGAACTAAGGGTACTGAAAGAGAAGACATCAGACACTTAGTTGAAAATGACAAAGAGAAGCGACATAACATACTTGCTTCTTATGGTGTATTCTCTACAGGTGTTAATTTAAAAAGACTTGATAACGTGATTTTTGCTTCAGGCTCTAAGTCTGAAATCAAAGTGCTTCAGTCAATTGGTAGAACTTTGCGAAAGGCTGATGATTCTGAAGAAGCGACTTTATACGATATAACTGACGACCTATCGGTCGGCTCTTTCGAGAACTACACGTTGAAACATTTTAAGAAGAGAATTGATATCTACGGAACAGAACAATTTGCTTATAAGATTTATACTATTGAGGTTTGATTAACAACATCATTATATACCTTAAAGGTTGATAACCTTATTATACCATACTTTGCACCTCTTGTCAACCCTTTTTTTAAAAATAATTAAAATAATTTCACAAAGTTGAAATAAAGGTTGACAAACCTCTTAAAGTAGTATATAATTATACCTTTAATAGTAACAACTACAAGGAATTCATCATGGCGAGAAAACGCAACTATGTGAACAATCCTGACTTACTTGCCGCATTGATAGCTTATAAAGAGCTATGTAAAGAAGCAGAAGACGCAGGAGAAAAGAACCCTCAAGTACCTGAATACATTGGAAAGTGTATTTTGTTGATAGCCACTCGGTTAGCGACTAAACCCAATTTCTCAGGATATTCATACAAAGAAGAAATGATTTCGGATGGTATTGAAAACTGTTTACAGTACATTCATAACTTTAACCCTGAAAAATCTCATAATCCATTTGCTTATTTTACACAGATTATCTGGTTTGCATTTCTAAGACGAATACAAAAAGAGAAGAAGCAGACTTATATCAAGTTTAAAGCTTCTCAAAACATGTTAACTCAAAGCATACTTCAGGATAGTGATAGTCAAACTATTACAATGAATGAGCCGCCTGAGTACATATCAAGATTCATAGACGAATTTGAAAAGAAATTTAAGAAACCACCTGCGGAGAAAAAGTGAAGAAGATACTAATATTCGGTTTGCCTGGAAGTGGTAAGAGTTATCTTGCCGAACCATTAGCAGCTGAGCTTGGCGGAGTCTGGATAAATGCAGACCAAGTACGTGGACATTATGACGACTGGGACTTCAGTGATGAAGGCCGAATGAGACAAGCAATGAGAATGAAATTCTTATCAGATGGAGTAGTCCGTGCTGGTAAGTATGCTATTACAGATTTTGTTTGTCCATTCCAAAATGCTAGAAGTGATTTTCAGCCAGACTATTCAGTTTGGATGGATACTATTGAAGAAGGCAGATACGAAGATACTAATAAGATCTTTGAGAAGCCTGCTGAAGTAGATCATATCATACACACATGGCGAAAAGACGTACACGTTACTCTTGCAGCTATCATTAGAGCGAAGTATGAGTGAAGTAACAAAGAAAAGACATTTAGCTAAAGCAGTAACATGGAGAATTATAGCAAGTATTACCACAGCAGCAATTGCACTATATTTTGGATTACCTCAGAAAGCAGTCGGAGCTGTATTTCTTGCTGATATAATAATAAAGTTCGTATTATACTATGGCCACGAAAGGCTTTGGTATAATCATATTAAATATGGAGTAAAACAAGATGATTGATTATGAAACAGCCTTTGATTACAAAAAACCTTCGGTGCAAATGTTGGGCAGATGGCAGCCATGGCATGACGGCCACACAAAATTATTTAAAAAAGCCTTGACAATCACGGGACAAGTTGTTATAATGGTACGTGACGTGTTTAAATTTGACGGTGACGCTGGAGCAGGACGTACAACCACACAGGACGATAATCCTTTTGGTATGATCCAAACTATTGAAGGCATTGAAGCTGGACTGAGAGAACATGGTTATGAAAATGGTCGTGAGTATCTGATACTTGAAGTACCAAACATCGTTGACATTAGTTATGGTCGAGGTGTTGGTTATACATTTACAGAGCACGACTTGGGTGAAGAAACGCATGCGATATCAGCAACTGCTATTCGTGCACAAATGAGAGAAGAAGGTAAATTATGAAATTAGTATCTAACAAGGACGAAATCTTAGCTACAGGACTCGAGCCATTTGACTTTGAAAGTGTCGACGCGGTCGACATAAAGAAATCACTTGTCGACATAATGATAAAACATAAAGGTGTTGGCCTATCTGCGAACCAAGTTGGCCTCAATTACAGGTGTTTTGTAATGGGTGAGAGCAAAGAAGCTGCCATTATGGTAATCAATCCTGAGATCCATGGATATGGTGAAGAACAAGATTGTGAAGTTGAAGGTTGTTTAAGTTTTCCAGATGTGTTCGTTAAGATCACAAGACCCACTTCAGTACAAGCTAAATGGTACGATGAGCACGGTGAAGAACAAGGTGGTATACTTGAAGGGTATGGAGCTAGAGTCTTTATGCATGAGTTTGACCACTTAAACGGAGTCGTATACCGAGACAAAGTATCTCGTCTCAAATGGGAACGCGCTCTTAAAAAGAGAGATAAAATACAGAAGCAGCGAAAGCAAATGGTTGAGTACATGCACAAAGCGCAAGCAGCAATTAACCAAGCTCAGTCTGCTCAAAAGGACTAATATGAAAATTGCAATCGTCACTGATCTACATTTCGGTGCAAGAGGAGACAGCCGTGTATTCCATGAAGTACAACGAAAATTCTTTGAGGAAGTATTCTTTCCTTACATTGATGAACATAATATCACAACAGTATTTGATCTTGGTGATACTTTTGATAGACGTAAGTATGTAAACTTTGTTAGTCTACAAAGGTGTAGAGAATTCTTTTTCCAAAATCTAGCTGATCGTGATATTGATTTTCATTGTCTTATTGGTAACCACGATATCTATTATACGAACACAAATGAAATCAATAGTATGAGCTTACTACTTAATGATTTCAAACAATTTAATTTATATGAAGATAAAGCAGAACACGTTACGTTAGGTTCTACTACATTCTTAATGCTTCCTTGGATTAATAAAGAGAATGCAGAGTACAACCATAAGATGTTAGCTGAAAGCAAAGCTGATGTTGTAATGGGTCACCTTGAAGTCAAAGGCTTTGAGATGCTTAAAGGAGTACCATGTACTCACGGTACTGAGATGAATGTATTTAAGAACTTTGAAGATGTTTACTCTGGTCACTTCCACCATCCATCACGGTATGGTAACATCGAATATCTCGGAGCTCCTTATGAAATGACATGGTCAGATTATAATGGCAGTCGTGGGTTCCACGTATTTGATACTGAAGATCGTACTATGACTAAGTATGAAAATCCTAACAAAGTGTTCTATAAAATAGATTATGACGATTCAGACTGGACAGTAGATGACGTAGCTAATTTTGACGTTGATCGCTATAAAGATACATTTGTTAAAGTCATAGTTAAAAATCGCACCAACGCGTATTTGTATGATCTCTTTATGAGTCGTATGAGTGAATGTGGTGCAGTCGATGTAAAAGCAATCGATGATAATTTAAACTTGGAAGGTGCTGGTGTCGACGAGATACTTGACGAGACAAAAGATACTGGTGAGATCCTTCATCAATATATAGATAGCATAGAAACCCAAGTTGATAAATCACGAGTAAAACAAGTTATCGACGACCTATATCATGAGGCCCTTAGTTTATAATGAGAATTACATTCAAGCAGATAAAGTATAAGAATATTTTATCAACAGGAAATACGTTTACAACGATCAACTTTAATGACAAACCAACTACTCTTGTGAGTGGTACTAACGGTGCTGGTAAATCTACACTACTTGACGCTATTGTTTATGGTTTATACGATAGACCTTTCCGTAAGATCAATAAAGTGCAGCTGATTAATACAATCAATACTAAAGAGTTATTGGTTGAGTTATACTTTACAGCTGGTGGTAACAACTATATGATTCGTAGAGGTATGAGACCAGCTATATTTGAAATATGGAAAGATGGTCTAATGATTAACCAAGACGCTGCTAAGAAAGATTACCAAGAATTCTTAGAGCAATCTATCCTTGGAATTAATTATAGATCATTCAATCAAATTGTTGTATTGGGTTCAGCTACCTATATTCCTTTTATGGAACTCAATGCAGGTCAGCGTCGTATTATTATCGAAGACTTACTTGATATCCAAGTGTTTAGTACTATGGGTATACTTGCTAAGAATAGTATGAACGAAAACAAAGATGATATCAATGACAATGCTTATAAGATTGAGATCATCGAAAACAAAATTGACAGCGCCAAAGAAAACAATAACGAAATACGTAAGATTAAGGAAACAGAAGTATCCAAAATCAAAGAGCGTATGGGAGTAGAGATTGAAACTGTAGAAGGTAAGAATAATCTTATTGATACTCAAGATGAGATTATTAAAGTACTCTATGATGATATCTCTGATAAGCCTGATGAGAAACAAAAGTTTACTGAAGCGACTGAACAAAGAGCCGAACTCGAAAGAAACAGAATAACATTTGAAAAAGAACTATCGTTCTATGAACACAACGACGACTGTCCAACGTGTAAACAAGGTATTGCTCACGACTTTAAATCTGATCAAATCAATGAAAAGAACAAACTCAAATCAGATATAGAACAAGGTTTAGTTAACATAGCTAGTACTATTAAAAAGCACCAGACAAGACTGAACTCAATATCTAAAATTGAAGAACAAATACAACAAGTAAACTTTAAGATCTCAGAATATCGTGCTGAAATCAAAATGTCTAAGAACGCTTTACGTTCTATGAAAGGCGAACTTGATGCTGCACAAAAAGAGGTTGAAGAAGTTGACACATCTAAGCTGCAAAAGCTTGAAGAGTCCATTGAGAAGAAAACTAAAGAACGTACAGAACTGCTTGAAGAGCGTGAGATATTGAATGTTGTTCGTACTATACTACAAGATGGTGGCATCAAAGCACGTATCATCAGTCAGTATATTCCCGTTATGAACAAGCTTATCAACAAGTACTTGGCTGCGTTTGATCTCTTTGTTGACTTCCAACTCGATGAGAACTTTAATGAGATTATCAAATCACGTTTCAGAGATAAGTTCTCTTATGCTTCTTTCTCAGAAGGTGAGAAGTTACGTATCACACTTGCAATTATGTTAACATGGCGATCAGTCGCTAAGCTACGTAATTCAGTATCTACCAACCTTCTGATACTTGACGAAACACTTGATGGTGCACTTGACGGTGTAGGTATCGAGAGTTTAATTGAAACGTTACACAGTCTGAATGCTGATGATAACGTATTTGTTATATCACACAGAGGCGATCAGTTCGCCGAGAAGTTTGATACTTCTATCACATTTGCGAAGGTGAAAAACTTCAGTGAGATTGTATAAAAAGGTTGACAATGACCTACAACTGTGATATAATATACCCTTACAATATGGAAAAATATGATGACATCATTCTACACTTCAGTCGAGCGATATGGCAAAAACATTCTATGGCGTGGTTATGAAAACGGTAAACGTTTCTCGTACAAAGTTCCATACAAGCCAACGCTCTATCTAAGCAGTAACAAAGCAGGAGAAGAGGGATTTACCCCTCTCAAAGGTAACAGCAAAATCAGTCCGCACCAGTTCGGTTCCATGGCTGAAAGCAAAGACTTCATCGAGGAATACAAAGGTGTTTCCAACATGAAGATCTATGGTAACACAAACTATATCACTCAATTCATACAAGAAAGCTATCCTGATGATATCAAATATGATATCAAAGATGTTAATATCGTATCATTTGATATCGAGGTTGATATCGCTGATGGCTATCCCAATGTTGAATATGCAGATAAAGAAATCACATCGATCGCTTATAAATCTTCTAAGAGCAGTAAGTACTTCCTACTTGGTCGCAAAGACTACGATAAGACACAAACTGTTACTGGTATTGATCCAGACGACATTGTCTTTATTAAATTTGAAAGTGAAGAGCAATTACTACGAAGGTTCATAGAGTTATGGGTAGCAGAATATCCTGACATTGTTACTGGTTGGAACGTTCAATACTTTGATATCCAGTATCTTATAACTCGTATTACAAACTTAATGGGTGACGATGTTGCAGCTCGACTCAGTCCTTGGAAAAACGTTAAACGATTCAGCAGAGAGTTCTTTGGTAAGATGCAATCTTCTTACAATATCTCGGGTGTTTCTGTTATTGACTACATGGATTGTTTCAAGAAGTTCGGTTACAAGTATGGTCCTCAAGAATCATTTAAACTTGACCATATTGCATATGTTGTTCTTGGTGAAAAGAAACTTGACTATTCTGAATATGGTAACCTCAACGACTTATACGAAAAGAACCCACAACTATATCTCGACTATAACTTAAAAGACACACAGCTTATACAACGACTTGAAGATGAAACATCTCTACTTGCTCTTGTTATGACTGTTGCTTATGGTGGTGGTGTAAACTACCAAGACGCTTTCGGTACTGTTGGTATATGGGAATCTATTATCTACAGACGATTGATGAAAGATAAGATTGTTCCACCAATCAAAGAGTCACCTGGTATGCGAGGTAAAGAACTCGTAGGTGGTTACGTTAAAGATCCAAAACCTGGTATGTATCCATGGGTTGTATCGTTTGACTTGAACTCACTGTATCCTCACTTAATGTTACAATACAACATGTCACCTGAAACTTATATGCCAGATGAACGTGAGTATGTAACTCAAGACATGGTACTTGATGGTAAGTTTAAAAACAATAATGGTATGTCGGTTGGTGCTAATGGTGTATGTTTCAGTAATGAAAAAGTTGGTATTATCCCAGGCATCATTCAAGAGTACTACGACGAACGTGCTCTTATCAAAAAGCAGATGCTTGCAGTTGAACAACAACTTGAGGTTGAAACAGACCCAACTGAAAAGCGTAAGCTTAAAACAGAAGCTAACCAATTACACAATTCTCAAATGTCTATTAAGATTTCGATGAACTCACTCTACGGAGCTACAGCAAACATCTACTTCTTATATTATATTGGAGAAATGGCAGAAGCTATTACAACGTCTGGTCAACTCTCTATTCGATATGCTCAAAAGTCTGTTAACGAATATCTCAACAAGGTACTCAAAACAAAAGACCATGACTATATCATCTATATTGACACTGACTCAATCTATGTTGACTTCGCTTCACTGATTGAAAAGGTCTATGGTACTACAGACATTGATCGTAAGACAGGAGAAGAGTTCCTAGATAAAGTCTGCAAGACTAAGATCGAACAAATCATCGAAGATGGTTACGAACAACTTGCATCTGACATGGGTGCCTATCGTAATGCCATGGTAATGAAACGAGAGAAGATTAACGATCGAGCAATCTTTATTGCTAAGAAACGTTACATACTGAATACTCTCAACTCAGAAGGTGTTCATTACGAAAAGCCAAAGATCAGTGTAACAGGACTTGAGTCTGTACGATCAAGCACACCTGAAGTCTGCCGTGATAAAATGCGTGAGATCTTCAGCGTGATTCTAAACGAAGGTGAAGAGCAGACACAACAGTTTATTGGTAACTTTAAACAAGAGTTCTTTAAGATGCCAGCGCAAGACGTTGCTAAAAACTCTGGTACTGATAGTATTTCTAAATATCAAAACAGAACTAATCTTTATAATAAAGGTTGTCCCATACACGTACGTGGCTGTATCTTATTTAACCACTATCTGAAAGAAAGTAATCTTACTAAACGATACGAACCTATTCAAGGTGGTGACAAGATCAAATTCGTTTATCTTAAAGTACCAAACCCTATCAAAGAAAATGTGATCTCATTTCCAAACTTCTTACCCAAAGAGCTTGGACTAGAGCAATACATTGACTACGAAACACAATTTAACAAAGTATTCCTAAGCCCTATTGAAAACATTATTTCACCACTCGGCTGGACTGCAGAAAAACAAGATACACTTGACTCATTTTTCGGTTGACAAATGGATTCAAATGTGTTATAATATAACCCACAAATGGAGAAAAGTATGAATGATATACAAATCGTAAGGCTATCAACTGGTGAAGAAGTTGTAGCTAAAGTCGTTTATGACAAAGGATTCTATACCTTAACGGATGGAATCTTACTAGTGCCGGCAGGTGAAGGTAAAATTGGAATGGTTCCTTTCGTACCTTATGCAAAAAGAGTGCCCATCGCAATTGGTGAACAACATGTTATGTTTGTTACTGAACCTGCAGATGAGCTTAAGAAGCAAGTAATTGAAGCAACCACGGGTATTATGATGCCTGAAAGTGGTGGACTTAAGTTAATATGATAAAGATATACGGAAAAGATAATTGTGGCTATTGTAATATGGCTAAGCAGTTATGTGAACAGAAAGGCTTAGAGTACGAATACCTAAGCCTTGGTCTAGATTACTTGCAAGACGAATTTTTTGAAATGTTCCCTGGTGCAAGGACTTTCCCACAAATAACAATGGAAGGTGAAAACATCGGTGGATTTACTGAATTGAGAGAATTAGTATGAGTAAAAATTGGGTAGAAGATATACACTTAATGCAAAGTAAATATCTTACAAGACAATGGGTTGAAGCTAATCCTGAAAAACTTAAAGAGTTCTTAGATTTTAGAATTAAATTTTTAGAAGAAGAACTAGGAGAAACACGTAAAGCTGTAGCAGAAAATGATCCAGAAGAAATCGTAGATGGTTTAATTGATCTATGTGTTGTGGCTATTGGTACGCTTGATGCTTACGGTGTCAATCCTTACAAAGCTTGGGACGAAGTACTCAAAGCAAATATGAACAAAGAGGTTGGTGAAAAACCAAGCAGACCAAATCCACTCGGTGTGCCAGACCTCGTTAAACCAGAATCATGGTATCCACCCTCTCACGAAGGTAACCATGGTAAATTCTCAGACTTATAGGAGATTATATTATGAAAAATTTGAGAGAAAATATCCTAGCAGCTTTAATCGCTAGGTACAACGCATCTATTGCAGAAGCAAAAGTTAACATTGAAGTTCTATTAGAATCACACGTTGGTGTGGCAGAACATCCAGGTACTGTTGAAACAATCGACGGTGAACTAGCTAAACTAGCAGAAGCAGAAGACAAGCTAGCAAACATTCAGAAGTCTTTCGCAGCACCAATCCCACCTAAAGTTGTTTAAAAAAGGGTTGACAAACACATTTAGATGTGTTATAATATATTTTTATTATGGAGCAAGCTATGACCAAACAGGTTAACCCAGTTTCGGTTGATGTACTGCAAGAGTGCGTTGACCTACAATTGAAAAAGTCGAGAGATTATCAAAATCCAAACTCGACTGTTCAGCAAGCCGACTACTATCCTAACGGAATCACAACTATACATGATATCATGCATGCAAAAATGCTACGTATGAAATCAGTTATGGAAGCGATGCAGTCGGACGATTACGATCCTAACTTTGAGTCCCTTGAAGACTCAGCTAAAGACTTAATTAACTATTCTAGTTTCTTTGTCTCTTACTGTCGTCAAGGTATTAAAGGTCAGGATTCAACTAAAGACGTATTTAACAGGACTATATCATGAGTAACATTATTATACCTTCAAGCGAAGAAGACAGAAAACGCATCCGTGGAGCATTCGAAGAGATCAGCAATTCATTTGTTAGAATCGAAGGTGAACGCTCTTTCCAAAAAGACGCTATCGAAGCTTTGGCAGAAGATGTAGATATTCCAAAGGGAACACTACGTAAAGCTGCAAGAGTATTTCACAGGCAGAACATCAGTTCAGTAGTAACTGAAGTTGAAGACATGGAAGCATTACTGGAATCTATCTAATGAAACAAGTCCAAGACATTCGTAACATCATTATGAACAAGTATCTTCTTGAAGATTATACTGTTGATCGTACTGGTGCAAAAACTATCGAAGTCTTTGGTGAATCGTTTCTTGCCGATGAAGACTACGTAATTCGTAAACCTGCGTATAAGTATATTGAACGTGAATTAGATTGGTACAAATCAGAATCGTTATATGTTGACGACATTCCTGGAGAGACACCACAAATATGGAAAGATATATCTTCTGATGAAGGTAAGATCAATTCAAATTATGGTTGGTGTATCTATTCAGAAGAGAATGGCCATCAGTATAAACACGTACTTCGTGAGTTAAAATCTAATCCTAATAGCCGTCGTGCTTCAATGATTTATAACCGACCAAGTATGCATCTTGACTTCAGCCGTGATGGTATGAACGACTTTATGTGTACTTTCAGTAATACATTTATGATCCGAGATAATAAACTTATCTCACACTATGTGATGCGATCTAATGATGCTGTCTTCGGTTATAACAATGATTACGCTTGGGCTAAGTATGTTCAATCACAACTCGCTGAAGATCTAGACATTGAAGCAGGTGATCTAATCTGGACAGCAACCAACTTTCATGTATACGAAAGACACTTTGACCAAGTTGAGGCGTTAATTAATGCAGGTAAATAAATGGGACCAAAGATTTACAAGACTAGCTAGAGAAGTAGCTACTTGGTCAAAAGATCCAAGTACACAGATTGGCGCAGTGATTGTAAACGACGAACGTAGAGTATTAGCTACTGGTTATAACGGTTTCCCAAAAGGAATAGCCGACACACCAGAGAGATACGAAGATAAAGAAGTGAAATACGAAACAGTAATTCACGCAGAAATGAATGCTATCTATAACGCTACATACAATGGTATCTCTTTAAAAGATTCTACCATTTATGTTTGGGGATTACCTGTGTGCAACGATTGTGCAAGAGGGATCATTCAAGTTGGTGTTAAAAGAGTTGTAATGGCAACTGCTGGAGAAATTCCAGAGAAATGGGTCGCTTCATTTTCTAAATCTTTTAATCTATTTCTTGAAGCTGGAGTCACCACAGAGTTCCTACAAGGACCTACGGTGTTAGAACTTCATAAATAATATAATATATAAACACACCTTTATAATGTACCAGTGAGAACTACCTGAACAATGAGAATACTTCTACCATACTTTACAAGAAACAATATTGAGATTACAGACTCTGTTGTTATTGGTGGTGTAGAGCGTTTCGCACAGTTAATTTATCAAAATTTTGACGATGTGATACCTGTACATTTTACAGATGAAGATCGAAAGAAGCGTAGAGTGACTGATAAAATCACTGCTGCTATTGATACTTACTCACCAGATGTTGTTATTGTAAATTATGATAACGCACCACTTACTACTAGATTACAAGCAAAAACTAATACACCTATATTATGGATTAGTCATACCGCTGCTGGTGGTATTTCTAAAATTGGTCATATGCAACAAATGCATGAGTTCCAAGAAAAGGGTGGAGTAGTTGCGTTTGTATCTAAACATCAACATCTCGGTATGGATAAATTAAGTCAACGAATAGAAAAGAAACCATTGCCTATTGTCGATTTTATTAATTCAGCCTTTTGTAGTGGTGATGAGAAGGTACTTGAAAAAACTTATGATGCAGTGACGATCGGTCGTACAGATAAAACAAAAAATCCATTTTGGATGCCCAAGAAACTTGACGGCTCTGGATTACATAATATCGTATTGACATCTCACGTATCTGAATTATTGTATGGTGAACATCTTAAATACTACGAAGACAATACCAAATGGGAACGTCCAAACGAAGTATTGCGTAACTTACCTTACGATCAAGTTATGACTTATATGGCTCAAGCTGGTTGCTATGTGTCAACATGTCCTGTAGAGACTTGGGGTATTACTGCTCTTGAAGCACTTGCTCATGGTCTACCTACTATACTTGTAACGAACACAACTGACTCCCATGCATCCGAGTCGATCCCGGTCATAAATAAAGATATAATCAAAGTACGATCAACTATTAAAGGCGAAGACCTTGCTGATATTGTTCGATCTTTAAACAAGTTAACCTTTACAGAGAGACAAGACATCTCTGAAAGGACCAAAGCAAAACACAGCTTATGGGCTTGGAAGAAAAACATTGAAAAAGTGTTGACAAAAACTATAGAATGTGTTATAATAGATAATAATGACGAAGCTTCCCTGAGTAGCTTCTTTTGATAATTATGGAGAAATTGAATGAAAATCTTAATCACTGGCTTTAACAAAGAGCAATGTACACGTGATTATTTTCTAGGTAAAGAACTCAAGATCCTTAATTCACACTATTCGCTTATCCGATGCCTCGAAGCTATGGGACACGAGATTGAGCAAAGACCTGTGAGTATTGGTGAGAATCTAACTGCCTATGATAAAGTTATTGTGTACCTCTCATCTGTAAAATCTTTCAGTCACCACGCTTTTGACGCGCTGTATGCACTCAAAGCAAGACCTGACGCGCTTCTTGGAAACGATGATTGGCAAGTACGCGAAGTATTTGTATCGTTTAAACTATACCAAGAGAACCTTAGAGAATGGAAAGAAACTGGTAAGCCGTTCCTTGAATATGGAACAAACAAATACCTGGCTGATCTTTACAAAGGTGATACTAAACTCGAAAAGCTTGGTGATCATATTGATACATTCATTGAAGGTTGTGAAATCATTAACAGAAAAACAAATCCGTTAATTCTTTGTACCTTTGCAGGTGGTGACAACGATCTATTTAAGATTGGTTACAAAGGTGATATCATCAATTACAATCCTAATCCTTACAATTTAAATCGTAGACCAGAGAATAACTATGGTGAAGATCCTGGTATCTTATCATTCTTTGATGATGAGCCAATCATTCTTCCACCCGATGAAAAGAAAATGCGTTGGGTATTCTCATCTATCGTTCAAAGTAAAACAATGCCTTGGTTCAATAAACAAACACCAACATGGGATGTTTTAAACTTTGGCCCAAGACGAGAAACTAAACTTACTAAAGGTATCGAAACATTCCGTGTTAAAGAGCCTGAGATGTGCAGAATCTATAATGAAAACTGGGGTTGTATGATGCCAGAGTATTATCATGCTGGTTCAGCTTGGTGGAGATCTCGTGTTCAGCAAGTAGCTGATGTAGAGTCTGTCCTAGTATGTTCAGATAAAGAAGGTGCCATCTATGGTGAAGCTTATGTAGGTAATACACTAGCGAGTGTTGAGAATATGTCACTCGAAGAGCTAACCAAACTTGGTAAAGATCAAAAAGAATGTTTGTACGATAACCATCCACTCGATAAAAGAGTACAACAGCAAGAATTAGAGGCAATAGTACAATGAAACACGCAGCAATTATACCACTGATCGGTGGTGAGGTATTAGCTTCAGATGATGCTTACGGAGTCACTCCAGAATATATGATGACTTATAGCGGATTTGAAGGTAATGAGAAACATCTAAGAAATCATTATGCACAACAAGGTGTCGACGTACCTTACCATATTATTGATGGAGATAATGCACCTAAGCGTTACAAGAAAGTTGATGTTGTTTCATCAGTATGTCCTTGTGCAGGCTTAAGTAGTTATCACAGTTCTTACGGTGAAGACAATCCAAATAACCAATGGATGGAAAAATCAACTAAGTTTGTATTGAATGAGATTGGTCCTAAAGTATTATGGGGTGAGAATGCTCCTGCTTTGGCAACCAACGTCGGCGCATTTATGAGAAAGAAACTTCTTAAAACTGCCAATGAAGCTGGTTATAATATGACCATCTATACTACGAAGACATTATTACATGGTACTCCGCAGATACGAAGACGATCATTCTACTTCTTTTGGAAAAGAGATTACTTTAAGAATAAAGTTCCTGTATTTAATTACTTCAAAAAAGAACATCCAACGATCGCTCAATTACTGATGGAGAATAAAAGTAATTTCCAAACAGAAACAATTAACTCTAAGATTCCATCTGTTGATGATCCTTACTATAAGTACTTCTTAGAAGAAATCAAAGGCGGAATGACTCACGCAGAGTTTGCAAAAGAGTTAAGAGAAGATGAAACTTTCACAAAGCCTTCTTTTAATGTTGAAAGTGAAATGATCCTTGGTGATTATAAAGGACAATGCAACTACAAAGAGCTATCTGAATATATGGCTGCTCAAGGCCTTGAAAGAGAAGCTGCAAAGTGTTTAAGACGATACGAAAAGCTTAAGTCAGGTAAAGGTGTAATGTGGCGAGGAACAATTATTCCTGTCAAACATATTGGTGCATTCGTTGTACATATGCCTCACGTTCTGACTCACCCTGTAGAAGATAGATATATAAACTATAGAGAAGCCATGACCATCATGGGTCTTCCACAAGATTATGAATTACTTGATCCTGAGAAAAGCGTCAATCACATTTGTCAAAATGTTCCGTTCAATACTGCTAGAGATATGGCTACTCAAGTCAAAGCAGCGATCGAGCGCAAACTTCCTATGGAAGATGCTTCATTCATGTACCAAGACAATATGTCTCAAAGAATACGAGAGACTACATCAACAGTTGATATTACAGAGTTTATGACATGAAGAAAAATTTAGTACTTGATTTTGAAACAATGGGTGTTGACCCAACTACGTGTGCAGTCGTTGACTGTTCAGTAATGATCTTTGATTGGGATGAGTTTACACAAAACCCTTATGGCTTAAAAGATATCAGCAAGACTCGTAGGTTTAAGCTTAATGTACAAGAGCAAGTAAAAGACTATGGATATAAGATCGAAGATTCTGTTTTAGAATTTTGGTCTAAGCAAGATAAAGAAGTACGTGCTCGTGTCAAACCAACACAGCAAGACTTGACTGTTAAAGAGTTTGTATCTAACTTTCATAATCTAGTTGTTGATGAGAATATTGGTCACTGGTGGACAAGAGGTAATGCTTTTGATCCTGTAATCTTGACAAGACTTTTTGATAGCCAAAAAAGAGGCAACCATCTTAATACTTATCTAAAATATTATATGGTTCGTGACATGCGGACTTATATTGATGCCAAATTTAATTTTGACACAAAAAACGGTTTCTGCCCGATCGCTGATGATAAACTATGGGAAAGAGCATTTAAACAACATGATAGTTCTTGGGATGTATTAGCAGATGTGCTTAGACTTCAAGCGATCGCTCGAGCTGAAAATGACATGGAGCAAATCTAATGAAGATTGAAATCAAAACAGAAGAACTAAGAAAACATAAAATATTTGTAGGTACACCAATGTATGGTGGCCAAGCAACTGGTTTATACACTAAAGCAACGAATGACTTGAGCATGTTATGTGCAGCTCATGGTATTACTTTAAAGTACTACTTCTTATTTAATGAGAGCCTTGTACAAAGAGCTCGTAACTATATAGCAGATGAATTTTTAAGATCTGATTGTAGTCATTTATTATTCATTGATGCTGATATCGCGTTTAATCCAAAAGACGCGCTTGCATTACTTGGTATCCATTTACAAAATCCAGAAGAATATCCTATTGTTACTGGTCCTTATCCTAAGAAAACAATTGCTTGGGAAAAGGTTGCTAAGGCAGCTCAAATGGGCAAGAGTGATGATGATCCATTTGAATTAGCACGGTTTACATCAGACTTTGTATTTAATCCTGTAAAAGGAATGAAGCAATTTAAGTTAAGTGAACCAGTTGAAGTACAAGAAGCAGGAACTGGGTTTATGTTAATCAGTAGAGAAGCATTTGAGAAATATCGTGATGCTTATCCTGAGTTATCCTACTTACCAGACCACGCAAGAACAGAACAATTTGATGGCACAAGAGAGATTACAGCTTTCTTTGATTGTGTTATCGACCCCGAATCCAGGCGCTACTTATCAGAAGATTACTTCTTCTGTCATAAAGCTCGTGATGCTGGCTTAAAGGTATGGATGTGTCCTTGGATGCACCTAAACCATGTTGGCACCCACATATTCCAAGGCGGAATGGGCTCTATAGCAGAGCTTGGTGTAACCGCAACTGCAGACTCGACTTCTAATAAAAAGTCGTACAAAACAGTTGACAAATAAGCTAAAGTGTGTTATAATTATACTTTAAATTTAACCAGGAGAAAACCTATATTATGAAATTTTCTAACGAAACCTTGAGTGTTCTCAAGAGCTTTACTGCAATCAACAAGTCTATCTTGATGAAACCCGGTAATGTTCTCAAGACAATTACTCCAGAAAAAACGCTTATTGCGATTGCCCAAATCCAAGATGAGATACCAAGTGAAGCTTGTGTATATGACTTATCTAGATTCTTGTCAATCCTAAGCTTATATAAAGATCCAGACGTAGAGTTTGGTGATAAGTATTTTATTATCTCAGAAGGCAAGAGACGAACCAAATATATCTACGCAGATATATCAATGATTCACACACCGCCTGAAAAAGATATAAATATACCGTCGGAAGACGTTGTTGTAGATGTAACAGAAAGTGATCTTTCTTCAGTACTGAAAGCAGCAGGTGTTCTACAATTTTCAGAAATCGCATTTGTTGGCGAAAGCGGCAAGTGTTATCTGAAAGCAATCGACAGTGCAAACGATAACGCAGATGACTTTGGCGTTGAAATCGGAAACACTGACGATGAGTTCAAGGTGATCATTAAAACTGATAACTTGAAACTTATGCCAATGGATTACAAAGTTACCATTTGTTCAAAGGGTATCTCTGAATTCAAGGGTAAGGATGTCACATATTTTGTGGCGATAGATTCAAAGTCGACTTATAATAAAGGATAACATTATGAATAATGTACAAGATGGCAACTTCGGTGGCCAACAGCAAGAAGAACAGGTCGTTATTAACATGAACGATTTGTCAACGATCCTGCAACTTATTGATGTAGTATCAACAAGAGGCGGGTTTCAAGGTCAAGAATTGGCCGGTGTAGGAATGTTAAGGAATAAGCTTGAAGCTTATCTAAGACAGAACATGCCACAACAAGAAGCGCCACAAGGTGCGGACGGTGAAGTGGCTGTAGCTGCACCAGTCGGTGGTGAACTGGCTGACAAGGTAATTGATTAAAAGATTACCAACCTTTCTCGAGAATAGGGGACACAGTTTAACCGCTTGTCCCCGCCCCTCAATTTATTATATTATGTATCAAGGTGATCTATGCAACACAAAACAAATGAAGTCCTATGGGTAGAAAAGTACCGTCCTCAAAATATCGAAGACACAATCTTACCCGAGACAATGAAAAATACGTTTCGCAAATTTGTAAATGACAAAAACGTACCAAACTTATTACTAACCGGTGGACCAGGAGTAGGTAAAACTACGATCGCTAAAGCCATGCTCGATGAAATGGGCTGTGACTATATCGTTAAAAACGGTTCCCTTAATGTGAATATCGACACTCTTCGATATGAAATCTCTACATATGCATCCTCTGTATCTCTTACAGGTGGTCGTAAATATGTTATCTTTGACGAAGCAGACTATCTAAATGCAACTTCTGTTCAACCAGCTTTACGTAACTTCATTGAAGAATATTCTGCTAACTGTGGGTTTATCTTTACTTGTAATTTCAAGAATAGAATTATTGGTCCATTAAGATCTCGACTCTCTGAAGTTGACTTCTCTATTGAACAAACTGAACGACCTCAACTAGCAATGCAATTCTTCAAACGCGTTATTGCCATACTCGATAATGAGAATGTAGATTACGATAAGAAGGTCGTTGCAAAAGTTATCGAAAAACATTTCCCTGACTTCCGTCGTGTATTAACTGAACTACAATCGTATGCAGCTTCAGGTAAGATCGACGAAGGTATCTTTGTAAATCTCAAGCAAGAGAGTATGGATGAGTTATTCAACCTACTCAAAGCTAAAGACTTTACTAATATGCGTAAATGGGTTGCATCTAACTCAGATCAAGACATGAACGAGATGTTCAGACGTGTCTATGACATGATGCAAGAACGCGTAGAGTTTAAGACTCAACCAGGGTTTGTAGTTACTCTAGCAGATTATATGTACAAAGCAAACTTTGTAGCGGACCAAGAGGTCAACATGGTTGCCTTCTTAACCGAAGTTATGATCGAATCAGAGTACTCTTAAATGAAGATTGACTTTCGCAGAACTGTCCCATGCTTTAACTGTAGTGAGCGTATTGAAGGAGGTGAAGAATACACTCTAAAGTACCAAGCATCAGATGGTGAAGCGGAAGTTAAGATGTGCGCAAACTGCGCCAAAGAATTTAATGAGATACTCATAGGAATAGAGGAAATACAAAATGGCTAAGGGTGACTTAAATCCATTTGATTTTATGAATGCTGCTTCTTTCAGTAAAGTAGATCTCATAAGAGATGGAGACAATCCAGAACTAATTGAAAAGCAATATAACGCTTATATTGTAAACCGCGGTTTTACTAACTTCGAAGATACTATACTACACGCTAATGAAATGAATCAGAGACACGAACTGTTTCCTGGTGCACAATTTGATTACTACCGTGCAGTATTACGAAAACGCAAAAGATTTTCCAAGTGGCCCAAGGCTACTAAGGACGTTGATCTTGATGCTATCCAAGAAGTTTACCAGTGCAATAGAACAGTTGCTAAACAATACTTTAAGGTATTGAACAAGGAACAGTTGAAAAGTGTGCACGATCGCCTCATTACCGGTGGCTAAGTTCTTAAAAAAATAAATAAGAACTATATGGTTATATACCATGGCCACTAATAATTAAACAGGTGAATATGTATCATGGAACAAGAAGATATTTTTAGAGGTGTTGGCGTTGAAGTAACTCTTCCGACACCCGACAGTTTTCTTAAGATTAAGGAGACTTTAACAAGGATTGGTATTTCAAGTCGTAAAGACAAGAAACTATTTCAGTCCTGTCACATCTTGCATAAGAAGGGTCGCTACTCAATTCTACATTTTAAAGAATTGTTTATACTCGACGGCAAGCACAACACGTTTACTGATGAAGATCATGCTAGACGAAACACAATTGTAAACTTACTTGAAGAATGGGAACTTGTAAAGATCGTTGATCCTAACAAAACAAAAGATCCTCTTGCTTCATTGAATCAGATTAAGATTATCTCTTATAAAGAAAAAGATGATTGGGAACTGACTGTCAAATACAACATAGGAAACGGAAAAAAGTAGTTGACATAAATTTAATTTTATGATATAATAGTGGGTATATAATGATGAATGTTTACAAGACAAAAGATATTGCAATCTTACCTTCGTACGCGACTCGAGGCAGTGCATGCTTCGACGTTTCCGCTGCATTTCAAAAAGGTGATAAGATTAAAGCTTATAATTCTGTTAATAGGAAAATAGAAGTTTTAACTAAAGATATCGAAGGAGCAGCTGCTTTCTTAATACACCCTGGCCAAAGAGTCATGGTTCCGACTGGTTTGATATTTGATATCCCAGAGGATTATGTAATGAAAATGTACATACGCAGTAGTATAGCAGCTAAAAAAGGTTTAGCACTTAGTAATGGTGTAGGTATTATAGATTCTGATTATGTTGATGAAACTCATATTTTAGTTCACAACATATCTGATAGTTTGACGCGTATTCAACATGGTGAGCGACTTGCTCAATGTATTATTGAGCCTGTAAAACAAATAGAGATGACTGTTATTAGTACACCACCATCACAGAAAACTGATAGAGAGGGTGGTATAGGTAGTACTGGTTAGAAAGTTTTGTTGATGACTCGGATTAAACCACCTGATTTCATCATTTTATCGAATTTTTTATATAATATTGCCATTGTATTTCTCCTGTGTTAATATAATAAATATATTGTATATACTATTATTTATACAAACATGTTACAACTACGTGACAAAAAGGTGACAAATTATGATAAAAGATGACACACTGCTAATAAAAATCAATAAAGAGCAGAAAAAAGAATTCATTCAGCTCTGTAAAGATGATGATACAACAGCATCAAGAGAACTGCGAAATTATATTAAACAATTTATAAAGGCGCACGCAGAAACTGAATAAATAAATTTGTAGATACGAATAATCGGTCTACATAACCGGTGAGCTAATGGCCACCAAATTAGTATAACAATATCTTGCTTAATAGGAGAACAACATGACTGGATTAAATATACACAACCTTTCCCCATTCACTGTGGGGTTTGATCGAATCATCGATCGCTTAGTAGAAATAGAAAACCACCCAGCCAGAAATGGCGCACAAGGCTTTCCGCCTTATAACATCAAAGTAGACAAAGGCGAACTTAATTTTACAATTGAGCTTGCACTTGCTGGTCTAGATGAATCTGATGTCGATATCGAAGTTAAAGAGAATCAACTCTCTATTAGCTCTACATATGAGACAGTAGAAGACACTGGGCAATATGTTCATAAGGGTATTTCTAAAAGGAAATTTACGCGAAGCTTTACTTTAGCAGACGACATCGAAGTTCTTGGAGCTAGCTTTAAGAATGGTCTTTTGACTATAGGACTCGAGCGTATTATTCCAGAGGAAAAGAGACCTCAAAAAATTAAAATTGATAATAAGAAGGAGTTCTTAACAGAGTAACTTTTTACGGGGGAGCGCAATGTTCCCCCACTTTATAAGGAATATATTATGACACAAGAATACAGACAAGAATTAGTACCACAAGAAAACTTTAAAACTCGCCAACGCGTAGACGATCAATTTGAATGGGTAAACTTAACTACCGATGATTTATTCAAAGGTAAAAGAGTAGTAGCATTCTCATTACCTGGTGCATTCACACCAACATGTTCGAATATGCAAGTACCAGGGTATCAAGCCCTACACGAGGATTTTACGAACTTGGGTATTGATAAAATTTATTGTATATCATGTAATGACGCATTTGTAATGAATGCATGGGCAGAAGATCAAAGAGCACCCAACATCGAGTTTATACCAGATGGATCCTGTAATTTTACAAAGAATATGGGTATGCTTGTTGCTAAAGACAATCTTGGTTTTGGCATGAGATCTTGGCGTTATGCGATGATCGTTAATGATGGAGTTATTGAACAGATGTTTGTAGAGCCTGGAATGTGTGATGACTACGAGGAAGATCCCTACGGAGAAACGTCACCTGAAAATCTCTTAGAATATCTAAGACATACTTTATAATTGATTAGGGATTCTTAGGAGTCCCTTTTTTAATTAGCTGCCGCAACAAAGACACCACCAGACATGCTGCCTTGATTATATGAATTCACAAGAGAGCTTACGTTTTGAGCACCACCAATCGAATTTGTTATATAGTTGTTAACAGGAGCTGCGTTACTGATTGTTGTTATTGATGGTAGTCCACCTAAACCATAATTATTATTCTTAACACTGGCCAATGCCATTTCAGTAAAGTTTTTATATTGCGAAGCTTCAGGATATGCTTTAATAAACGCATTCCATTTCGTATCTCGTGCTTCTTTGATTCTTACAGCTTCGTTTTGTCCTCTAATTACCTCACGGTGATCGCGAGTTACTATATTACCTTGATACCTAGTTACACCCATGTCGGCAGCATTCATTTGCATCTGTTCTCTACCATATTTGACAGTAGCATCCATTTGCGATTGATTTAAAGCAATATTTTCATCAAGCTCTTTAATTTCGTCGAGATACAGTTGTTCAAGCTCTAAATCCGTCCTTCTTCTAGCTTTGCCTTTGGTCTGCTTCAATTTTAAGAAGTTCGCTTTACCTTCTGGTGTAAGCAAGTGAGCTTTTGCTGCTTTATCTTCGGTAATTGATTCTTGTTCTTCAGCTAATGATTCTAAGAAAGTTTCTTTAAATCGTTTTCTATCTTCGGCTATTTTCTTTTTAAGTTTTCTTATTTGTTTATCTATTTCTTGAGTTGGAGCACCTAGTCTAATAGCTTCTTCTTGCATCGTATACAATTCTTCTAATTTTTTATTTGAATCAATAACGGCTGCAGCTACTTTTTCTATTTTATTTGGAAGCATATCATCGTCTTTAAGATAATCGATAGTCTTTAAAGCTCCACCGATTATAAACGCTGCTACTCCACCTGCTGCCATTACAAGTGGGCCACCAGGTATAAACAACGCAGCTATGGTTGCAGCGCCAGCTAAACCACCTATTTGCATACCAATTGGTATTTCAGTTCTAGCAATATCTTCACTACTCATATCTCTGCCACGAATGAAGTTCATAACAGGATCTATTGCAGAATATAATCCACTAAATACTAGGCCAGCAATACCACCTCTTACTAATTTTTTAGTAAGACCAGCTTTGGTCATTCCAGCACCAACATCTTCAACGCCAGGAGTAAACATCTTTTTAAGAGCAGAAAATGTTAACGCTTGAGCAGCAACACTGGCTGCCGCAGAACCAACAGCAGCAGTACCTTTAACTGCAGCGTAACCAAGACCTAACTGAGCGATAGGTTGAGCTAAGTATTTTATGTTTGTTATAAACCCATCCCAATCCGTCATACTGAGTTTGCCCAATGCTGTACCTGCATTTGCAAACCCTTCAAACAAAGTTGGCATATTAACGTCTTTTCCGAAAAGCTTAGGTGCTAACGCATCAATAGCACCAGCTAATACCTCATAACCAATGGCTCCAACTATACCAAAGAATAAGGCTTTCTTTAAAACATTAAACGTACTTTTTAAAGTACTTGCAAATATACCATCTTTGCCGAATATTTTAAAATCTTTCTTATCTCTTTCTTTGGAGGCTTTTAAGTCTTGAGCTAGTCTTGCAGTGTCAAGCTTCTGTTTATTTTTAGTATTGGCTGCCTCTTGCGCTATGTATTCTTTTTGGTCTTTTTCGTTGAGATCATCAAGTTTAAATTGTCTTTCATCTTGCAGTTCTTGAAGTTTTGTTTGGTTCTGAATAGTACCAGTAATACCTTCCATACTACCAGACATAGCTTTAAACGCGTCGGAGAATTTACCCAACTCAACTTTCACAGACTTAATAGAGTTCGTACCCGAATTTCTAAATAAGAGTCCTTCCGCCTTTAATCGTTCTACTATAGCTTTAGTGTCTGGTGACATTTAATTATCCTGTTTGCGCATCTCGCGCTTTATCGTTTTGTTCTTTTATATATTCAACTAACATTTGAAAATATAAATCTCTTTCATAAGGTAGCATACTCTCAATTTCACTTATACTATATTTATGGTGCTGTGCCATACTAAAAATCATTTCATAATAATTTTGTAGACTGATATGGCTCAGCACTAGGAAAAAAAACTTTGCATTCCCTCTACTACAAACGTCTTTTCAGTTCCAGCTGAATTAGTATATTCAACCTCATGTCTTAATTTTGGCATCGTTTCAAAGAAGCTTGTAATACCTTTAATTGATTTAGCTTCTAATGAATCCATAAATTCGTCAATGTCTTCTCTACTATATTCTTTAAAGTAGTGTACCTCGTCCTCAGATGCGACGTAGTCAATACAAGACGTTAACATTATATAATCTGTTAATGGATCTTCAGGGTCGAGTGTACTCAACCTAGCAAACTCATCAATGGTAGGATATCTTAAGAACAATGTGTACTCATCATTTATTGAGATTTCGTTAGTATGTTCTGGATCTCTTACTAACTGTACTTTATCAATGTCAATCTCAAGATCATGACGCTCTTCAGTATCCTCGTCTCGTATTGAAAAGTTAATCATATTGTTAACTGATCGAGCTCTGATATAAAGTATTACGTACTCAAGATCAAACATTGCAAGGTCAGCAACGTCAGTATCAATTAAGCAGTTGTTAACGACTTGTTTTGCTGCTAATATCTGTGATGTTGCTTCATCTGATTCTTGAGCTACTAAAAGAATCTTTTCTTCTTTTACAGTAAATGGTCTGTATTTTAATCTTTCACCGTTTGAAGGTAGTGTTAATTCCATAATTGGAATATCAATTTTTGGCAATGCCATAATATATCTCCTATAATATAAATTCTATGCTGTCGGGCCCAAACCTTTTGGTTCTTTGGGTGGCTTTGATGAAGCCTGACCGGACGAAGCTTTATCACCAAAGAAACTATCTAGATTATCGAATGAATTACGAACTCTAGTTAATTTATTAATGGCATCTTGTATGCTTGTCGGTTTACCCGATTTAATTGTTTGTTTTGTGATGTCAACGAAGCTTGCTAATTCTGAAAGTGACTCTAGTAATCCACCTTTTAATCTACGAGAAGGATTAGCCTCTCTATCGCCAGAGTAATGTATTTTATCATAAGCAAAGGTAACGTCTACTGTTAAAAATTGATCGTTCGTTGCCCAGTCGAGTGTCATATCTGCTATTTGATAAGGCCAACAATTATCTAAAACTACTTCGTAAAATCTGTCGTTGTGTCCTATTGTTTCTGTAGAGTAATGTTTAATTGATAATCTACAAGCGTATTCGTCTTTATATCCAAGTTCGTAAGGTAACATTCCACCCATTCCGTCAGGATCAATAGCACCATAGATTCCATCCTTAGTACTATAATTCATAACTCTTTGAATCCAATTATGAAAGAAAGATAACATCTCATGATTGCTGTCAAGCATAAAGGTTAAAGTAATAGGTGTAGATGACATACTTAATGGGAAGACAGTTGGCAGTTGAGCAACGTTTGTCATTGAAGCGGTTTCAATACCAATACCAGGGAATGATGCTCTACTACAGAAGAATGAAAATTCTGTTGTTGGTTCAATATTAGAGTTAGTCTCTTTGTATTTTCCAAGAGTTACTTCAAATAAATTAGCTCTGGCAGGACCACCATACTTATCCATTGTCGTCTTAAATTTACTAATACTAAATGTCATTCTGTTTTATCCTTGGATCATTCTTCTTGAGTCAGCATAAACTTTCTGTTTAGTTGCTTTCTCAAATCTGGCCAGCGGTAGGAATAAAGCTATGTCCCATTCCGATGGATTAATAAACACAAACTGTGATTGCATCTGTTTAGTTAAATACATCTTTAATGCTGGTTGAAAGAAACGAAACTTAGCAGCACCCTGTAATAATTCGTAACTTACTTTTAATCTTGTTGTCTCATCAAATTTACGGTTTGATGCAACTGTATATAACGCGTCCATTAATTGGCCACGCATTATAGGCGGCAAATAATGGAAGTTAATTCCCATAAAGCCACCCTTTACCTTATTTATAGGAAATATCAGTGGAAATCTATCATAATATGGTAATGTGTCTCTGTGCTTAGGATTGTACGCAAATGTGTACATCGCACCAGGTTCCATATTACTTGTAAGACGACCTCGTTCTTGAGCAGCAGATGAAATCATTGCAGCACCAGATACACCAGATGTACCACTACCACTTTTAGTTACTGCCTTTGATTGGTTACGATACCATTCACGTGCTGTCTTTGAACGTGCAGGAACTTGACCTTGTCTAATACCCTTTGTTAATAAATCACCGAATACTGCAGTACCTTTAGCTTTGCCTTTAGCTATTCGACTAGCTTCTTCGTATAAGTCTTTGTAATCCATCGTTGCCATTTATTTACCTGCTATTCCATCTCTTTCGGTCATAATAACAAAACTCCACCCCCGATCTGCACAATACGATCGAGCTGCTTTCCATTTTGCACTATTAATACCATAATTCTTAACCTCATTTAGATATCTTCTTGATACTCTACCTGTAGGTGTTTTATTCTTATTAGCAACATTTGGAGGTAATGTTTGGCCATAAGGTTTAATCTCTATCATAATGGTTTGAGTTTTACCCTTACCATCATGTTTATGGACAACTACATCTGGGAAGTATCTATGCATCCTTCCATCTATCGGAGATCTATATGGAACAATAACTTCTTCTGATTGCCACCATATAACGTCTTTATGTTTGTCAAGCCAAGAAAATACGTTTCTTTCCCACCAAGACCGATAAATAATCCTAGTTGGATCACCTTTATACTTATGTGGGTGTGTTGGCTTAAACTTACCTCTATATGCCATAACTAATTTGTCAATCCTGTATAAATAATCTATAATGTCCAATTACTATTTATTACGAGATAACTATGTCCAGCACACGACCTGAAATATTAAAGAAGAGGCAAGAAAGCCAAAAGCGACTTTCCTTTCTGTCGTTTCCTTCTAAGCCTATGCCTCATAGCATTCTAATGCAATTTAACGATTACAACTATAATACTTACATAGCAAGCATTTCAAAAGGTAAAGACGCAGAGGGCGCTGATACTCTTACATTAAATAACAACTTTAACCTCAATAAGCAAGTATCTCTAGCAGAAATCTCGTCAACAACTTCTTTAGAATTACCATTTCCTAGATCATTACAAGATAGCCAAGGTATTAGAATACAGAGTTTTGAAAGAGACTTTATTACAGAACGTTTAGCATCTGGTCTTTCAAGCCTAGGCGGTAAAAATAATCAAGATTTTGTAAAAAATCTACAGCAAACATCTAAAGATGCATTAGCTGGAATAAGATCACAATCCGGAGCATTCTTTGAAGATCCAGTTGCTGCTGTTACAAATGCGATTAAAGCCGCAGGTGCGGTGAATACAAATCAAGCAACAGCGATCGGAGCTTATTTAGCAAAGAACGTTATCGGTGGAGATTTAGCAAGAACACTTTCAGTAGTTGGTGAAAGAACAGTTAACCCACAAGAGACATTATCATTTACTGGTGTTGATTTAAAGAACTATACTTTTAGTTGGGATTTATTTCCATCTAATAAAAAGGACACAGAACAAATTCAGAGAATAGTTCAATTCTTAAAGAATAAATCTTTGCCAGAGGCAGAATCTGTTGAAGGTATTAGTTCAACTGCAAGAGCGTTCTTAAAATATCCTAGTATTGTTACTCTTAATTTATTGGGTGTACAAGAGTCACACTTCCAACAGTTTAAAAGATGTATGATTAGTAATGTTACAGTTGATTACGGTGGGGGTGGAGGAATGCCACAGATTGTTAAAGGTGGTGTACCTGCTGCAGTCACATTAAGCATATCATTTAGTGAAGTTCAAATACACGTTGCAGAAGATTATCCTCTTGGTAATGAAGCTGAAGATCCTGCAGCCACCAATCAAGGAGCTCAAGCATAATGAAGTATTTTGAAAACTTTCCTTTAATAGAATACGAAGGGCGTAAAGTTAGAGACATATCTCGTAGAGCTTCGTTTATAAAGGCATTGAGTAATAATCCTTATGTTTATTACCCATACACAGTTTCAGAAGGTGAGCGTGCAGAATCAGTCGCTCAATTCTATTATGGGTCAGTCGATTATGTCTGGCTTGTTTATATGGCAAATAATATTATTGATCCATACCATGAGTGGCCAATGGATCCCCAAACGTTCAATGAATTTTTGGTAGAAAAATACACAGAAGAATCTGGTGAGGTCGGCGAAGATGTCATTGATTGGACACGCGATGAAGGGAATGACGACAACATTATTTTCTATGTTAAAAAGGTATAAGTAAATGGCAGCAGTAGACGAAATTTTATTAGCACCCGAATCGTTTAGAACGATCTATCTTCGTAGAGAAGACAGGGTTATTATGCGTACAGAACAAGGGCAAAAGATTATTATTAGAAGAATCATCCCTGAAGAATGGAAGCCGTATCGCATATATGACTATGAACAAACTTTAAATGATAACAAAAAAGAAATATACTTATTTGATAAATCGTTTTTACCTCAAATTACATCTGAATTTCAATCGTCTGTTAGTGAATAATACAAATGGCTAAAGAAGCTTTTAATCCATCACGTTGCGAAATTAAAAAAGCAGAGCTAATACCGCACGTTAAAGAAAACATTAAATCATATGATATCTCATTAATGATTGGTGATTTTCATTTAAACCAGAGTATTGATTCTGTTGCTTTAAGTGGCTCTATAGACGTGTTAGACAATATTAATTTATTGCAAGGCATGCCGTTGCGTGGTGAAGAGCAATTAAGATTAACGATATATTGTTATGATAAACAAACTGAAATCACTTTAAATTGTCAAGTTATTAAAATTAATAGATTAGAGCCAACACCTGATACTAAAGGCATGAGCTATACTTTACATTGGATAACAAAGTTAAGTTATGAGTCTGGTAAACGATCAATGATTAGATCATTTATTAATAAGAAGCCTTCTACAATTGTACATGATATATTTAAAACATATTATGGTAGTAATTTAACTGCGATCACAAAATTGCCTGATGGAAGAAAAATACCAGACAACACAAAAGTTTATAATATCGAAAAAGACCAAGGTCGTAGATTATACATTGAAGAATCAGATAATAATATAACAGTTACTATACCAGATTATAGTCCAGCAGAAGCAATACAATTTATCGTAAAGAGAACATACGGAAGCACAAGATCTAAATCATCTTCTTTTAGATTCTTTGAAAGATTTGATGGTTGGTATTTTGTAAGTGATGAATGGTTATTTCAGAATGGAAGAGATAATGGTGCTAAGGTATTAAATTATAATCCCTTTGTTGAACTCGATGGTGCTAATCCACTTGAACAAATTAATGGTTTAACACAACTCAATTATAATAAAAGAGTTAATACAGCATCTGATATATTGGGTGGTGCTTATAGTAATACTATATTGGAAATTGATATATTAGCAAGAACAGCAAAGAAATATAATTACAATTATAAAGATTACTATAAAGAGTATACTGATGTTGGTGGTAAAACAGCTTCATTAGGTACAGATGTTCATAGCGAAAAGTTTATTAGTGATACTTTTAATAAAGAAAACGCTAAACAATTTATGATCGTTAGAGATTATAGAGCAGATAAGAATGCAGGAACATTTAAACCAGAGAATAATATAAGAGAAATAGTAGCTAAAAGAAATATGTTTGAGTACCATTCTCAATCAACTGGAATGACAGCAGTAACTGCAGGTCGTTTAGATATTCAAGCAGGTCAAATAGTTAAATTAGATATTAAAGAAATGAATGCAGGTAGTCAAGCTGAAAAGAATCAACAACTAAGTGGTAGATACTTAGTAGTTGCTGTTGAGAATCATATTAATAATGGAGAATGTACCACTGGTTTAGCTCTCTATAAGTTTGGTTTCAGCGATGCAGCCGGTGATAAGAAAGGAGCAATTATATAATGAGAACAGGAATGGGAATACGCAGCCCAATGTTTTTCGTTGGAGTCGTTGAAAATAACGACGATCCTACAGGTCAAGGCCGCGTACAAGTAAGAGCGTTTGGTGTACACGGTGAAAATACTGAAGCAGAAATTTTAACTGGTGCTTTACCATGGGCGCCATGTGTCTCTGGTGAATATAGTAATGATACTCCAGTACCTAAGTTAAACACATTTGTATTTGGTATGTTTTTAGATGGTGATGAAGCACAACATCCAATGGTACTTGGTTTAATACCTACACAATATATGGCACCACATGACCCAGAAAAAGATAAATGGGGTGTAGTACCAGGCAAAGATGGTGACTTACTTGGTAAAGGTGCTGCTCCAAATGATATTGGTGAAGCTCCACAAAGTAAATTAGCACGTGGTGAAGCTCTTGACTCAACTTATATTACTAGTATGTTTTCAAACGCCATTCAAGGTCAAAAGATTGCAGATTCAGATTCAACATGGAATGAACCGCCTCCTGCTTATGGTGCAAAATATCCACATAATAGAGTTATAGAAACTGCAAGACATAGTATTGAGATTGATGACACACCTGGTGCAGAACGTATTAATATTCACCATTTCTCTGGTTCTTATATTGAAATAGATGCTGTTGGTTCAGTTAAAGAACGTGCTGATGGCGATCGCTACGAAGTTACTATTGGAACTGCACACCAATCGGCAGGTCACTCAACAGTTACGATCAACGGTAATTCTCACGTTTATGTTAAGGGAAATAAAACAGAAGAAATAATGGGCGATTATAAACAAATCGTTCACGGTGAACACGAGTTATCTATCGGTGGTAGTTCATTCTATAATGTTGGTAATCATTTAAATGCACGTGGTGCTAATATTAAACTTGAAGGTAATGCAGATAGAGTTACAATATTCGGTAAAAACGAAGTACAGTTTGAAGCAGAAAAACAAATTAACTCAGTATCAATGAATATTAAAAGTACTGCTTTAAATACAGTTGACATATATTCAAATAAAGCAATTAAATTAACCACTCCAATGGATATTCATTTAACTGGTTCTAATATTATTAATAATGCTGCTGGTTTAATACCACCCACACCTTTATCAGGCGGTGTTGGTGTTCCTGGATTTAGTGTTAACGCGTTAGCATGTCAATTTACATCTGCAACCGGTTCATTCAGTGGAATATGGAATGCGTCAGTTGGAAACTTTGGAGTAATGACAACTCCTGTTGCTAATATATCAACTGCAAGTATTACAGCAGCAAGTGTTACTGGTTTAAATGCAACTCTTGGTAGTGTAAGTAAATTAGATGCTGGTACAGTTTCAGCTGGAAAGGTAAGTGGTGGTCGTGGTGACTTTGCTTCATTAGGTGCACCTCTTCCTATAGTTACTGGTTCTGCTTCAATATCATTCAGCCCTGGCTTTACTGTTGCTGCTCCAACACCACCAACTGCTTTACCAAATGTTAATGTTGCAATTCCATCTTTACCTGCATTAGTTCCTGCTGCAATAAGTACTCCAGTAGCTGCACCATTACCTGGTGTTACTTCGGGTTGGGCTTATCCTACAGGTAACGGACCACTCTTTTTAGCTTCAATATTAACTTCACCATTTAGTGTGGTAACAGGTATTAATCCACTACCAACTGGAGGATTAGGTATTCCAAGAATTCAAATGCCTGAACCTGCAAGTTATGGTAAAACAATCTTATCCAAAGGATACTTTGCATTGGGTTACGCTCTTGGATTTGTAGCCCCACTCGATGATTCTGCAGATGGAGACTTCAATGGCTAGTTGTACTGATACAAGAGATCAAACATATATTAATAAAGTCAATGTTGCTATTGAGCCACCAGTTATTAATGGTCGTTATACATCAGCAGCAATTGATGTTTTTGCAGAAGAGCTTGCACAAAATATATTACAAGACGCTGAAAAAAATCCACTTAAAATTGCTGTTAATACTTACGGTGATGAATTCTACGAAGCTGTTAATTATATTAATGGACCGTGGAAAAACAGAATCGGTGCAAATGCTGGTGAATCACTAGCGAGACGATGGCAGAGTGGGAACATTACAAACCTTGAAGTTGCAGACTTTATGGCAGCTTATAATTATACAGCCGCTGGTCTTGCTAATCAGAATAATTTATCTAAGCTGAATTTAGAACTAACTAACTTTTATAATGGTGGAATATCTGAAAGTGTTATCGGTGGATTCTGTAATAGTTTAAAAAATATATTTAATCAGATAGATGCCTTTTATGATTTAATTGGTGTAGTTGATGGATTAATCCAAGACGCTATAGCAATTTATAATAAGATACCAAGAGACTATGATGGATTTAAAACATTAATTCAAGAGGAGATTATCGACAAGCTTCTTGAAGAAATACGAAATAAGATTATTAATGTTATAGTAGAAACGTTCAATGACATTATGGCTGCTATTGAAAACTTTGACCCTGTTGGTATTATATCAGACACTGTAACAGATGTCAACCGTATGCATACAAAAAGAGTTATGACACTTAAAGAACGTATGTGTAATCAGATGACAGAAAAAGAAAAACAAAAGCTTAAAGATAAACTTAAAAACTTTATGGATTACGCTGTTGGTCTCTTTGAAAACATTGACTTAGAAACAGTTCAGTTCTTAGTTTATAGGTTCTGTGCACTTGCTACTAACATTGAATCACTTATTAAAGAAATTAAAAATCCATTAGATCAGTTCGGTAATAGGTATCAAAGAGTCGTTCAAAGACTACAAACTATATCAAAACTCAATACATCTACTGCTATTCGTAACGGAGGCATAAGATTTTCTGAAGAATACCGACGAGAAGCTATAAATAGTCTAAGGGATGTATGGGAATCTTCTGAAGAAGATCCTGGTAAGGTTCGTAGAACACCTACTGGTGAAGATGCGATCATAGTACCAGAGATAACTGCTCAAGAATATAAAGATTTACCTCCTTGTATGGCTGTCTTAAAAGGCTCTAATGCAAGGTTTGGATTAGATGGTAAAAGCTTTGACGAAGATAACGGAGTTGGTTTACCTGCGTATACTCACATTGATTTAGATGTTAAAGTATATTTGGCAAGGTTTCAAAAGAAGCTTGGTAGCAAAGTTATTATTACCAAGGGTTGGGTAAATAAAGAATATAACGATGAAGTAAAGGGGTCGCCAGAGAGTAGCCATTTAAGTGGACTTGTTATAGATATACAAAACGATTTTGAATTAAATAGCGACGAAAAGGTTGAAGAATTTAAGACAAGAGCGTTTGCAGCAGGATTTAAATACATTGTAATTTACGATAAGCATATCCATTTAGACATAAGAGATATACCTAGATGACTATAATTAGTAAAACACCGGTAACTAAAAAGCCGAATTTATATAGCGACTTTAATAAAGACTTGCGAATCAGTCCTGTTTCAAAGGACCTCGCTATTTTAAAAGACGAAGACGCAGTAAAGGAAAGTTTAAAGAATCTGATATTAACAGATCCTGGTGAAAGACTTATGCAACCATTTATTGGTGGCGGAATACGTGGGTTGTTATTTGAGAACATAACACCTGGCGTATTAAAGACGATAGAAACCCGTGTTAAAAATACAATTCAGACATACGAACCACGAGCAGAAATAATTAGTGTCGAAGCATCAACTGAATATGATGACAATACAGTTAGGGTACTAATACAATTTTATATACGAAATGTCGATCGTCCAATATCGCTCGATTTAATTTTAGAAAGGATAAGATAAGATGGCCAGTCCAAAAACTCCAATTACTGAACTCGATTTTGATTCGATAAAAGATCAGTTAAAAACATTTCTGCAAACGCAGACTCAATTTAAAGATTATAATTTTGAAGGTAGTAACATGAGCGCGATGCTTGATGTGCTTGCGTTTAACACTTTCCAAAATAACTTCTATACAAACATGACAATGAATGAGATGTTTCTTGACTCGGCCGTCTTAAAGAACTCTATCGTTTCTCATGCAAAAGAATTAAACTATATTCCAAGATCTCGTAAATCTGCTAAAGCAACTGTTCGTGTAACGATTACTGATCCAAACGAAGTTGCATCTACAGTATCTATTCCAACTTATACTAACTTCAGTTCTGCTTACCAAGGAGAATCCTTTAACTTCGTAACTAATCAAACATATGTTGCAAGAAGAACAGAACCTGGTGTATACGTAGCTGATAACGTTGATATCTTTGAAGGACAAATACTTGCCTCATTCCAAAGAGAAGGATTTATTATTGATGGTGATGGTGTATTACGTGTACAGTTAACCAATGACGAAGTTGACACAGACTCTATTGTAGTCTTTGTTGATGCTGAGCAGCAAGAAGATCGAAACGTATTTACTCGTGCTAATACGATATACGGTGTTAAACCATCCGATAAAGTATTTTATTTAGAACCTTATTTAGATAACAGATATGCAGTTTATTTTGGTAAAAATGAATTTGGTTTACAGCCAGAAGAGTTTGAAGATGTGCGTGTACGATACCGTGTATGTTCAGGTGTACTACCAAATGGCGCATCAAGTTTTACAACAAGCTTTTTTGAAAACGCTACTGTTTCAGTAAGTACTATTGCTCCTGCAGCTAATGGTGCAGAACGTGAGAGTATGGAATCTATTAGATACTTTGCTCCTAAAGCATTAGCAGTACAAGAACGTGCAGTAACAACAAAAGATTACGAAGTATTATTACAACAAGCGTTCCCATCAATTAAAAGTGTAAGTGCTTATGGTGGTGAAGAATTAGAACCACCTCAATTTGGTCGTGTTGGTATTTCTGTTTATTTAGATGCAGAAACAACGCTGATCAGTTCAACTCTTGCTAATACTTATATTAATTATTTAAAAGAAAAGAGTCCGTTAGGTATTGAACCAATATTTGTACAGACTGAATTTGTTTACGCTGATATAGTTGTTGATATTGTTTATAGTAATAAGAGTACATCAAAGAGTGCATCAGAACTTGAAGCACTAATCAGATCACAAATACAATCATACGCTGATAATAACCTCGAAGATTTTGATGTTAAACTGAGAGGAAGTAAACTCACATCTGAAATTGATAAAATAGATACTGGTATTCTATCAAGTTCATTAGCGATCATGCCGATGATTGATTGGGTGCCAAATACAAATATTAAATCAGCTCCAAGCTTTAAATTTGAGATGGAGCTTATTAAACCATATCCATTTAGAGATGCTAACGGTTTTGCAAATTATAAACCTGCAATGAAGAGTACACCGTTTGATGTTAATAAAATTTGTGTTTATTTACAAGACGATGGTCTTGGTAACCTAATGACTATTATTAACGATGTTACTAACCCACAAGTATTTAATCCTAATGTTGGTACTATTGATTACGCAACTGGTAATATTAAACTTAATGATATTATTGTTGAAGCATATGACGGAGCATCTATTAAAATAATGGTTAATCCTAAAAAGAATGATATTAATTCACCGAAGGGTCGTGTATTCCTTATTAGAGATACAGACGTTCAAGTGAATATGGCTCTTGAAGAAATACCTGGTACTTCAACCACTGCTTCAAGTTCAGCGATCGGTTCATTAAATGCTTCAACATCTAGTTCTTCATCATCAAACAATAACGGTTATTAATAGGAAATTATAATGGCTGAAAATTATTCACAGATAGAAAAAAGTATAAGCTACTTTATTAATCAGCAGTTCCCAGCGATCTATCGTGAAAATGGACCAGAGCTTGTACAATTAGTTAAAGACTATTACAAGTTTATGGAAACTGAGACTAATCAGTCGACCTATGTTTCTCGACGTTTCTATGACTATAAAGATATAGATACAACGATTAAATCTTTATTAGTATTCTTCCAAAAGAAATACTTAGCTGATTTAGAATTAAAAGAGTCAATTGTTCCATTCCTTGTTAAAAATGTTTTAGACCTTTATAGAAGAAAAGGTACTAAGGCTGGTATTGAATTATTCTTTGCTACATTTTATAATGAGTATGATATTGATATCGTTTATCCTGCTTCGAAGATACTCAAGCCATCTAATTCAGAATGGAAGACTGGTACATTCCTTCAGATGTTTCCAAACGATAATCTATTTTATAGTAAAACAAGTAAAGAATATACTTACTCAGATCTTATTTCTAAAAACATTACTGGTAGTATATCACACGCAGTAGCTTCAGTAACTAAAATTAATTCAATATTAATTAACGGTATTTACACACCTATTATTTACCTCGATAATGTTGCAGGTAAATTTGTAAAGTACGACGATATCTATACTAATATTAATGGTGAAATAGTTACCTTCGGTCGTTTAAACGGATCCTTAAGTGAGTTTATAGTAGATAAAGAAGGCGGACCTGACGGTATCAAATCATCTGGTAATGCACCTGGTGACCCATTTAAAGTTAAAGCAGATGCTGGCGGCGGTGGTGAAGGTATAGTTGTTACTGTATCAGAAGAAACAGATAGTGTTGCAGAATATACTATTGTAGATGGTGGATTCGGTTATACAGTTGCTAATACATCACTTATAGTTTCAGACCAATCAATTCAAAGAGCAGTTAGCGATCAAACAGTCTGGGAATACGGTGAAGTATTACGAGACACTTCAGGTAACGAAGGATTTATTGTTGGTACTAACGAAAGGTCTATCGGTGTTAAAATGAACGGTTCTGATATATTTGATCAGACTCGTGCAATCAGTACAGTTAATCGTAGTCCTAATATTGATTTAAAGGCAACAGGTATTCAAAGAGCGGTTTCTGCCAAACCATCAATACCTTCTCCAGGTCCACTCTTCCCAGAAGGATCTCCACCTGACGCTAACACAATGGTCACGGCTGTAATTACAGACATTCAAACAGTTTCGTTAATTACAGACGTTATTCAACCTCATGCAGGTACTTTATTAAATGCTGCTGATTACGAAGTTAACGCGTCTATGTCTGGTAGTGCATCACCAATTAATATCAATACAGTTATTGGTGACGCGTTTGAAGAGACTGATATTGAAATGGGTAAAATCTCAGGGTTTACGAACATTAATCCTGGTGGAGGATATAACTTCGATATATTTGCACGTGCTAAAGATGACCTTGTTAGCAAGCTTCAACAAAGAAATCAAATTGTTCGTTTAGTTAATACGCCCGATGCTTCTTTGTTTGAGAAAGACGAAATCATTACTGAAGTGGGAACAGGAAGTACTGGTAGAATAATAAAAGTAGATGCTCCTAATGGTTCACTAAATATTATTCCAAATACTTGGTATGGGTTTACAGGTACAAATAATATTCAAAAGAGTAATGGTGACCAATATTTTGTTGGTGGAGTTTCAAGAGATTATTCTTCAACTGCAAGAGTCTTTGGTGATAACGCAGATATTGACGCAAGTGTAGATTTTGAAACTGGTTATATTGAAACAGTTGCAATTAATAATTCAGGTTTCTCATATATACATGATACTAACGGAATACTTGTTGATCCAGACGACCCAACTAAAGAATTAGCTTTTGGTACGATCAAAGCAGATACTCAAGGAACAAATAAAGGTTATTGGAAAGACTTTACTTCTCATATTGACGGATACGTACAAAAGGGTTCTGAAAGTACTAACATAGATCGAATTAACAATAATTTTGCTCTTGCTGTATTAGCAGTAGCTTTTGGATCACCTGCAGACCAAGCAGTAGCAGGTTTAACATCAGCATTTGAACCTTGGTTAATATCTATAGCATCAGATGGTTATGCTTATGGTGATATTAATTCAAGTGGTAGTATTAACAGTGACGACGGGCAGCAATTTGCACTACTTTCAACTGGGGTTGACTCGCTTGGTGATCCTGCATGGCAGACACGATTTGACGAAATTATTTTCCCAAGTATGAAATTACAACCTTGGTATGACTCGATGCTTAACGTCATTTATACCACAGTAGGTATTGATACAGTATATGATTTAGAATACTCATCAGCAGGAATGAGAATACAAGATAGTAACTTCTATCAAGAGTATTCATATCAAATTAAATCTACACTTGATAAGAGTAGATACGAAAAACTATTAAAAGAGAATGTTCACCTTGCAGGTACTAAGATGTTTGGTGACTTTATCTATAAGTACGAAAATACAAGTACAATTAAACCACGATTCATCAGATTCTTTAACGACGATGGATTTGGTACAGCATTGGATATTGCTAATACAGCAACACTCGATGCTTCAGTCACAAACTTTAATGTTGATAGCACTTATGTTACAGCAGATCATGTAAAAGTATAATAAATATTTAAATAAGAATTTAGAGGAAATGCTATGGCCAAGCAAACAATAGGTATCGGAGCAAGTGCTAATGACGGATCAGGTGATCCGATTAGAATTGCTTTCGATAAAGTCAACGATAACTTTAATGAGTTGTATGGTAACGGTGGTACCACCGGCAATACGCTTATAGATTTATTTGATAGTAATGGAAACTTTGATTTATTCGGTAAATCGCATAAAATTAGTTTCTTATATTCTACAGAAGCAGATCTGCTGAATGTTAATCCAGGTACGTATCACGGTGCTATCGGCCACGCACATAATACTGGTTCTCTGTATTACGCTCACGGATCTTGGAGAAGATTATTATCTGATAATTCTAATAATGATATTACGAGCTATACTGATCCTCTCAGTAAACATGTATATTTAAATAATATTACTAATGCAGAAACTGCTGATTATATCCTTAAAACAAATGCTGATGGCACATATACCTGGGTTGCTGACGGTGGTGGTGGCGGAGGTTCATACGCTAACGCAGATGTAGATACTCATTTAAACGTATCAGCAGCACAAACAAATCAAATTTTAAGTTGGGATGGTTCTGACTTTGCTTGGGTAGCAGATGCAACAGGTGGCGGTGGTGGTTCATACGCTAACGCAGATGTTGATACTCATTTAAACTCAGGCTCTGCAAGTAGTAATGAAATTTTAAGTTGGAATGGTTCAGACTATGCTTGGATATCTCAGTCAGGTGGTGGTTCATATTCTGATAACGATGTATCTAGTCACCTTAATACAAGTGCAGCATCTGCCGATCAAATTTTAAGTTGGACTGGTTCTGACTTTGCTTGGGTTGACGACGCGACTGGCAGTGGTGGTGGTTCATCAACCTTTGCAGGATTAACTGAAATCGCTCTTGCTGATTTAGATGTGCATGATATTGCATTACAAGCAAAAAGCAATTATGTAATGACAGGACCTGATAGTTCTAAATACTTAATTGACCAATTACCTGGAAATAATCCAACAATTTATGCAACAGCTGGTGAAACGATCGCAATTAATATTGACGGTGTAACATCATCACACCCATTAGAAATAAGACAACCTAATGGAAGCACTGCTTATAATACAGGACTTATTCATTATGCTCCTGATGGAACAAAGACAACAGGTTCATCTGCACAAGGTAAAACTACAGGTACATTATTCTGGAAGATCCCAGGCAATATAAGTGGTACATATAAGTATATCTGTAATGTTCATAGTGGAATGATTGGTGATATTGTTATTGCAGATCCATCAGCAAGTGGTAGTAGCGGCGGAGCAGCTAGTCGTGTAAATGAAGCCGAAACAACAGGCTCGATAGCTGATGGCGCGACTGGTAATATTGCATTCTCAACACTCGGTAAATCATTTGGATTACTTAAAGTTACTGTTGATAAAGAATGTTGGGTAAGGATTTATTCTGATACATCATCAAGAACAGCAGACGCATCCCGAACACAAGGTACTGACCCAGCAGATGGTTCAGGTGTTATTGCAGAATTTATCTCAACGACTTCAGGTACACAAGTATTTAAAGTTACACCATCAATTATTGGTTGGCTTGATAATTCAGAAACAACAGTTCCTGTAGCAGTTCAAAATAACTCGGGAACAACAGGGACAGTTCAAGTTACGATCGACGCATTACAATTAGAGTCTTAATAAATGGATAAGCAATTTTATAACATATTATTAGAACCCGGTACTGACGAAGCAGCATTTCTTGCTAACGAAGCAGCAGGTATGGTTTGTCATGATAATCTTGACCTCTTTGATATGTGTTTAGTTATGAAATTAACAGAAGCAGAAGCAGCAACGCTAGAAGCAAGTCCAAAAGTAATAGAATGTCACATAGAATTAGTAGCTGAGCTTGATTCATATCCAACAAGTATTCCAAGGTACGAAACACCAACTACAGAATATAGAGCAAGATACTATCCATCCGGAGGTGACGACGGTGCTGATTATACTGGTTCAAATATGTTTTTTACTAGTGAGTTTAAAGGCGCTACAGGTTTTAACCCGCCTATAGGATATTTTGGTGATACAAACTTTGAGGATACAGTTAAATCAAACTTTATGGGTGACTATGTTGATATAGTTGCAGTTGAAGCAGGAGACACAGCAGACGCACCTGCTCAAAATCATCAAAGCCATGTTGACTTTCAAGAGTTTGATAGTACTACTAGTAGGTTTGTTCCTATGGATTGGTCCGATATAAACTCATCTTTAACTACTGTTTTAAACAACCAAGTTAGTAATCCTAACGGTGCTGGCATCGGTTATTTTTCATATCATGCAGCTGGTGTACTTAGTGCAGCTGGTGGTAAATATTGCGGTTGGGGTAAAAACTCTTCGCTAAGATTAATATATCTTGGTGGTGAATCAACAGCTTCTGTTTATTACGCAGTACTTCAATGGCACCTTGCCAAACCTATTAATCCTATTACTGGTGTTCGTAATGCAACAGTTGTTACTGGAGCATGGGGCTATGGTGGATTAGAGCATAATAGGTTTTATGATATTGAAGATTGTTCATATATAGAAGCAAAAGATCCAGTTACTAATGCCACTACTAGGTATGACAGAGGCGGTTACTTAGAAGGTCAAGAATTTAATATTACAATGACTGCCACAGGTTCTACAGAATATATAGTTACAGGCAGCGATCGAATATATAACGGAGCTACAGCATCAACACCTCTAGGCAATAGAGGCATTACTGGAAGACCAGGCGATAGAATTACAATAACTAACAACGCAGTCGGTGCGCATCCTCTCTATATTAAAACTGCAGCAACTGGTGGATCTACTAGTGATCTATATTCTGGAGTAACAGGACAAGGTACATCAGAAGTATCTTTTATCTTACCTGACGCAACTATAGGATTGTATTATATTTGTGGAAATCATTCAGCAATGACTGGAAGTATAATAGGGCTTAAGGATACTACAACTTGGGGTCAAGATCTTAGACCATTCTTTAGAACTGGTATTATTCCAAGAGTAATTCTAGACCCTGCAGATAATACTGATAAGTGGATGATTTCAGTACCAAACTCGTCACGCTGGGCTGCTTATGATACAATAATGGACACTTATAATACTAACGGTGGAATTTATCACTTTAAGAGTGCAGGTAACAATGCTCATATTGCAGTTAATCCAGATGATAACAGATGGGACACGTATGTTAGACAAGACGGCAATAGTCCTTACGTTCAAAATATTGTTGCTGGCCAACAAAATAATTTTAGTTCTAAAGCCGCGTCATCGACCTATGCCAACAATTATGTGTTTAGAACATATATTAATGGTGGAGATAATCAATTCACGGTTGCTGCTTGTCAACAAGACGACACAAACAGATTATTAGATGATTATAGTAACAGAGGCCCAATGATTGACATAGCTTCTTTTGGAGCGCAAACATGGACATCATATCCAATTCAAGCTTATAGTGATGGCAGATGGGGTTATTTTAGTGGAACAAGTTGTGCTGCTCCAGTAGCTGCTGGTTGTGCTGCAGTATTTTTAGATTGGTATGTTACTCAGAGAGGTAAATTTCCAACTATTGCACAACTCAAAGAATTAATACAAAAACACGCTAAAGAAAACTTAATAGAAGATATAGTAACTAATCTTGACTTTGAAAATCAAATAGGCACGATGGACCCTAATAACGGTCAAGCTAGATTATCGCCTAAAAATATATCTTCAAGTAAATTATACTCTTCAACAGAAGTTAATAGAATTAAAAATCTTGATAGCAGTAATGGTGGAGCAGACTTAACTGTTCTAGCTGGGACACAACCATTAAGAATTCATATTCCATGGGGAATCAGAATGGGAAGCGGTAAATATATCGCTGGTGGTTCCGAACAAACACAACATAAAAGGAGACCGACCTCTGGATCTGTCTGGCCTAGAAGAAAGGTTTCTTTCTCTTCCTAAGGCCCATTATAAATAATAAAAACACCTAGAGTCGAATATAAAATACCATGCCAGAAATACTTTCAAATAGCTTTAAAACAGACGTTACCCGATTGTTTATTGACGACCTCGTTAATAATGACTATTGGTTGTTTGTTTCTGGGATAGACGGGTTCACTCCATCAGACTCAGTTAAATCAAAACGCGGCTTCTTAGAAAGAACTCTATTTGCCAAAAAGGTAATTGAAAGTGATATTCACTTTATGATAAAATATTACCCTTGGCAGGTTGGCCAATCTTATGTTGAGTACGATGACGAAGCAGATTTAACTGGCCAAAGATTTTACGCTGTTGTTGGCCCTAACGATAATGATACTGGTGATTATCGTGTTTATAAATGTCTGAATAATAATAATGGTGCTATAGCAAATACACCACCTAATTATGACGTAACAAATTCAAATCAAATTTATTCAACAGCTGATGGATACGTTTGGAAGTTTATGTATTCTATCTCATCTTTAGAGTTTGACGCTTATAATGCAATTGGTTACATTCCGATTACACCTACACCTACTCCCAATAATCCAGTACCAACTACTCAAAGCACAGTTTCAGATGTTGTTGTAACTAATCCAGACGATAACTTTGGTTATACAGTAGAACGCGGCGCGTTTGCACTATCACCATTTCAAAGTGGTGTTATTATTGTAGAACCTTCAACAGAATATAGTCCAATACGAAATTATTATACTGGTCAGTACTTGTATTCAACAAATCCAAATGATGGTGTTTCGAGATTATGGGTAATAACTTATTATGATTATAATGTCAATACAGGTAATGCTGAAATAAGAGTAGGCACAGAATTAATAACAGGAGCTGTTTCTCCTGATATCTCTGGTGTAGCATCTAACGCAAACTTCCAAATATTCCCACGAATTGATGTTATTGGTGATGGAAGTGGTGCAGTTGCTATACCAAGAATTACTAATAACCGTATTCAAACATTAACAGTTTTAAAAGAAGGTAGTGACTATACAAACGCAACTGCAATAGTTGTAGATCCGGCTTATAGTTTTGATCCAGAAGATACTACAACGACTGACATCCGAGCTGAGATACGACCTCGTTTATCACCAGCTGGAGGTCATGGATTTAATTTAATCGATGAGTTCAGATGTAAACACTTCTCTTTATATGCTTATATTACTGCCGAAGATAATACTATGATTGGTGACGTTAATACTTATGGTGGTGTTGGAATAGTACGAACACCTTCATTCGACACTGGATATAGTGAGAATATTGTAGATAATAGAATAGCAGTTGTAACTGATGACTATGATAAAATAACGGCTAATGGTACTATTATTCAAGTTAATAGTAGTAATGAAACAACTTTTAGCGGTAAAGTACACGAGATTGACGCAACAAGCAATACAGTTTATATTGCAGAGTATCTCGGACCGTATACAAATAACACAGATACTGGCACGGCGTTGCATACAAATAATATTGCAGATGTTCCTTTAGATCTAACACTATCGTTTAGAAATGAAACAGGCCAGACAATTGAAATAAATAATCCTGTAGAGGACAACGTAACACTATCCAAATATATGCAACGAACTGGTGAAGTTTACTTTATGGAAAACTTCTTCCCACTTGCAAGAACCGACTTATCTCGTGAGGAATTTAAGTTTGTACTGGAATTTTAAGGAAATAAAATAAATGCCTATTAACACAAATCTCAACCAATCGCCTTATTTTGACGATTACGATCAAGATAAGCAGTTTAATCGCATTTTGTTCAAGCCCGGTTTTGCGGTTCAAGCTCGTGAGCTAACACAGTTACAGTCTATACTTCAAAATCAGGTTCAGCAATTTGGTGATAATATCTTTAAAGAAGGTAGTATTGTCAAAGGTTGCACGTTTACTAATATTGACGATTTAAAATACGTTAAATTAAAAGAAGGTACAGTTACCACTTTTAATCCAACATTATATATTAGTAAAGTTGTTATCGAACCTGTAGCTGGTGGCCAAGAACAAGAAGTCGATAATGTTTATGTAATGACTGGACAAACTTCAGGACTAAGAGCACAAATTATTTCAGCTGTTCGTGGTTCTCAAGGTACTTCAGCTGCTACCGCGCCTAACAATACATTCTTTATTAAATATTTAAATACGACTCCTGGATATTCACAGTTTAGTCAAGGTGAGAAGTTTGATATTACTTTAACTAAGTATAAGCGTGGAACAAATGAGCCTTTAAGTACTTCAACACCAGTTATTTTACCGACAGTTGGTACAGATTCTGTAACTGTTTGGAATGACAGCGATGCAGTTGGTAACTCATTCGGTATTGAATCATCTCCTGGTGTGATATTCCAAAAAGGTCATTTCCTATACGCTTCAGAACAAATATTAATTGTAGAAAATTATAATAGAATACCTGCTGATAAATCAGTTGGTTTCCATATTGCAGAAAATACTGTTAACGCACTTACAGATGATAGTTTATACGATAATGCTTTCGGATCTAAGAATCAAAATGCACCTGGTGCAGACCGATTACAATTAGTACCTGCTTTAACTGTTAAAACTCCTGTACAAGCAAAAGAAGATGCAGACTTCTTCTCACTCGTTCGTTATCAAAACGGAAACGCAGTGACCTTAAGAGATGTATCTCAGTATAATGCTATCGGCGAAGAGCTAGCAAGAAGAACATACGAAGAGTCGGGTAACTATATACTCGAAGAATTCCCAGTACGAAGCGATGACAGAATACCTCAAGGTGAAGCTACAAGTAAAGTCCATGCATTAGTTGGTCAAGGTACTGCTTATGTTAAAGGTTTCCGTGTAGAAAATAGTGGAGAGCGATCATTTGAAATTGATCCAATAACAACCACTGATATCGTTAATAATCAATCTATTGGTACTGACTATGGTCATTACGTTAACATCACTAGTATTACTGGTCATGTTGATATAGATTATACTCCTGTTACTTTACAAGACTCAGGTGGTAGTTCAATCGGTCAAGCGATCGCTGTTAACGTAACAAGAAACAGACTATACTTATCTGCTCTATCAATGACTGGTAGTATTGCAGATCTTGCTAAAGTTTCTGATGGTAATGGTACAATACAAGTTGATAGCGTATTGCAAGAAGCAGCTAAAAAGTCGTTAATATTTGATAGCGGACTGATCAGCACGTTTGATATGACTGATACTTTAATTCCTGTTAGAGCAAAAGAAGAAGTAACTCACACTGGTGGAGCAATTACAATTACTGCTAATCCTGGTGAAGATTTTGTTTGTCAAAATACAGTAAACGATATATTAGTTGTAGAAAAGACAAGTAATGTATTTAGAGAAGCTTCAGCAGTTACTGTTACTAATAACAATTCTGAATTAAATATTACAATTGACGCTGGTGCAGCATCTCCGGTTTATGTTTATTACAACAAACGATTAGTTGGTTCTACTGGTGTAGATTCTTATAATAAGATTGTACGAGAGCCTTGGGTCAAAGTTAGTTATGCTGGTAACGCCAATGCAGTCAATTCAAAATATAGCTTAGGTTTCCCAGACGTATTTGGTATTACAGAAATTAAAACTATAGGTACAGGTCTTGGTGGAATTGACGAAGACTTTACAAACAGCTTTAGATTAAAGACAAACCAAAAAGATCAGTTCTATGATATCTCTTATATGGAGCATATCCCAGGTAGACCTAAACCACTCGATGGCACTCATAACTTATATGTTAAATTAAAAGTATTTCAGATCTCTCCTTCCACTGGTAGCTACTTCTTTAATATTAATAGTTATCCGAATACCCTTGATAGAAATGACATACCGGTACATACAAGTGACTCTGGTAGACGTTTTAACCTTCGTGACTGTGTAGATTTCAGGCCTCATTGTGACAAAGATACTGCAGTTGGTTATGGCGATGATACTGTTATATTAGCAGGACCAATTACAAACGCAGTTGGTTTCTTAACTGCAACGTTCTCTGATTTCGGTGCACCTTTAATACCTGCTACTCAAGACGGAATCACAACAGACATCGAACATTACCTTGCGCGTATTGATACTATTGTCTGTGACTCTTATGGTCAGATTAAAATAGTTAAAGGTAAGGAATCAAAGATACCTGCACCTGTTCAAATCGAAAGCGATAAACTTGCAATTGCTAATGTAACAATTCCTGGTTTCCCTGCTTTATCATCTCGTCAAGCAGACACACAAAGAAAACGTGAATACGCTATTAGTATGGTTCCAACAGGAATTAAAAATTACACGATGAAAGATCTTCATTCTTTAGAGAAGAAGATTGACAACATGGCTTATTACATCTCGTTAAATCAATTAGAATCTGACACACAGAATTTAACAGTACTTGATGAGAACGGATTGTCAAGATTTAAGAATGGTTTTGTTGTAGATCCATTTAATGATTTACGTTTAGCAGATGTTGGTAACCCAGAGTTTAGAGCAGCCGTTCCATTCGCGCAGAAAATATTAACACCAGAAGTTAATACATTCCCAATTGATCTTAAATATAAGACAAGCGCTGGAGCAACAATCTTCCCAAGCACAGCTAAGGGTCAGGTTGCAACCTTGACAAGAGATTCAAATGTTGATATAATAGACCAACCATACGCTACTGATTTTAGAAACTGTGTAAGTAACTTCTACAAATATGTTGGTGAAGGTATTATCTCACCCCCATACGATGCTGCTTACGATACTACTACAAACCCAGTTAGTTTAGATATTGACCTTACAAGTTACTTCGAAGATTTTGTTGATAATATTCAACGATTCCTTCCAATGACTGATACATCAATAAGACAGATTGACTTCGAACGTACAGGTCGACGTGGAGCTGGTTTTGCTACAGATCAAATTACAACAAGACAACAAACTATTGAAGTCGGTGAAAATCTTATTAATACTCCAGTTGGTGATTTTGTATCTAACTTTGCATTTGAACCATTTATGTCTTCTCGTGATATTAAAATTTATATGTCAGGATTAAGACCTGATACTGATCATTACTTCTTCTTTGATGGAGTTGATGTTAATGCTCATATTATTAAAGGTACACCTACTGCCAATTTAGTAGAAGATATTGAAAGATATGGCGATAAAGGTATTACTTCAGTTAAGACTGATTCAAGCGGTGTTATAAGAGCAATATTCCACTTACCTGCTGAAACATTCTATGTCGGAGATCGAATTTTAGAAATTGTTGACGTTGACCAATATTCAAGTATTGACAGTGGTGCAACATCTAAAGGGTTTATAACATACCGTGCTTATAACTTCTCTGTTGAGAAATCATCTCTTACAACTTCAACACGTGCACCAACGTTTGATATTAATACAACAACGACATTCAGAAATGTAACACGTCGTGTCGGTGGCCGTGATCCTATTGCTCAAACATTCTTTATTAAGAAAGGTATGGGACTAGGGTCTAACAGTGTTTATCTATCTAATATTGATGTATTCTTTAAACGTGTTTCTGCAGAAAACGGTATTACTCTACAAGTACGTGAAGTTATTAACGGTTTCCCAACAAACCAAGTAGTTCCATTCTCTAAGGTACACAAATTACCAAGTCAATTAACTTCATCTGTTAGTGATGACGCTTCAGTAGCAACAACATTTGCTTTTGATGCACCAATACGACTTGATGTTGAAAAAGAGTATTGTTTAGTATTACAGCCTGATGCTTCAGATCCTAATTATTTAGTATTCATATCTAAAGTTGGTGGCCTTGACCTAACACCTGGCGCATCTCAAGGAACTGCGATCGTGCAGGATTGGGGTGACGGTGTATTATTCAGTTCAACAAACAATAGCGCATGGCAGTCTTACCAAGACGAAGATATGAAGTTTACTCTACGTAGACATAACTTCAGTGCTTCTACTGGTTCTGTTACATTAACTAATAACGATAACGAGTTCTTAACATTAAATAATATTACACCTTCTTCTGTTTCTAACTACTTTATTCCTGGTGAAGCTATTTACCAAAATAAAGCTTTGACTGGTTCCACAAACGCAACTGGCGGTGTTGTTTTAAATAGTACAACAATAACGCAGTCAAATGCTGATCAGAGTTATGTTATCGGTGACTTTATTAAAATTACTGGCGCAGGTAATAAAATTCAAATTGTTGAGATTGTTAATATTTCAGATGCAAATACAATTATTATTAAATCACCATGGCCTTATCCTACGGAACCAGCAGCTGCAATTATACCTGTAGTAAAAGGTGATATCTCAAACCACGATAAAAGAAATCCAAGTAAATTGCAACTCGAAAAGAGTTCTGCAACGGCTGTAAAACAATTTACAGTTACTACATACGATTCTGGTGGTGCTGCAGAAAATCCTATTACTGGTGCTGATAGTAAGGTTGTTGGAAGTATTGTAAGCGTAGATAACATTAACCTCAGTTATGTTCAGCCAATGATTATGAGAGCAAATGATTCAGTATCGGCCACAACACTGGAAGGTACACTTGTTTCTCCAACTGACCTAAATACTACATATAATACTACATTAGCGTTTAACGATAATAATCACTTCTCTAATCAAGGCGTGATAGTTTATAGTAAGTCTAATGATCCAACTGGTGCTAAAGCTTTTGACTTTACTGTGAATCTAACAAATGGAAGTAATGTAACTTCAACACCATTTGTTGATATTGAAACATCCAAGTTAATTGGTTATCAATATACTTTAAATTCAGATCCTGCAGAATCAAGTAATTATATTTCTAGAGTTATAGAACTTGCTAGTGATTTAGATGCTGAAGATCTTAATGTTATATTAACGGGTTACAGACCAGTCAATTCAGATATTAAAGTATACGTTAAAGCTCAAAATGCGTTTGACTCATCAGACTTAGATTCCATAGGTTGGACTGAGTTAGAAATGTTTAGAGGTGTGGGTACATTCTCATCTACTTCTAATATTAAAGATTACAGAGAGTTCCAATACAAGATACCTGCAACTGCTAAAGTTGGTGGTCTACCTAGTGGAGCTCATACATATACTTCAACTAATGGTACATTTAAAGAGTTTAGGAAGTTTAAGATTAAAATTGCTTTAACTTCAACTAATATTCATAATGCGCCTACACTAAGAGACTATAGAGCTATAGCTCTAACATAGGCATAATACGATGAGTAATATAGAAAGAGATAAAAGATCTGGGGCAATTGTAAACACAGATGTGTCCGCGCTGAATAAATATAAAGTAGAGCGGAATTATTATCGTAAAGTAGATAAACTGCAAGATGATATTCTGGACATCAAGCGTAGCATTATCTCTATATACGAACGAATTGAAAAACTGGAAAACAAGTAATGGCTAAACCCAATATACAAGATATCTTAATCACCCAGACGTTCCAGAACTGGCTTCAAAAAACTAATGAAGTTGTAGAAGTTATTAGAACCGATGCTGTTACTGCAGGCGGAGATACTACAGACGGTGATGTGATACTAACCGGTGATATTACTGCAGAGAATGTTATTGCTGGTACTTTATTACAAGCTGATAATATCGGGCCACAAACTGGTGGACAACCAGTTACTATTAATGCTCAAACAAGAATTAATGGTACTTCTCAAGAAGCTCTTATCGTTTCAAATGGTACTGGCGGACAGATAACCTTTACAAACGGAAGTTTAGGTTGGGCTGCTGGTCTTAAAGATAATAGTGGTGATTTTATTATCGACACTGGTGCTGGAGCTGATAAATTTAATCTAGCAACTAACGGCATGTTAACCGTACCTAATTTAACAGCAATTGAAGACGTTACTGCTGTTAATTTTATTGGTGATGGTTCTCAATTAACTGGTGTTGTATCATCTGTTGCACTTGCTGATGTCACAGACGTTACACTTACAAATGTTTCAAACGGTCAAGTATTAAAATATAACTCATCTCAAAATGCTTGGGTTAACGATACAGATTTTGTAGGAGAAGGTGGTGGCGGAGATGCTGATACTCTCGGCGGTTTAGCTGCTACGTCATTTCTAAGAAGTAATGCTGATGATACTTATACAGGTACTTTAACAGTTACTGGTGACATCGATCAAACCGGTGACCATGATCTGACTGGTACTTTAACCGTTACTGGTGAGATAAGAGCAACTGGTGATGTTATTACTGCATACAGTGCATCTGATGAAAGATTAAAAGAGAATTTAAAAGTTATTGAACAACCACTAGACAAGATTAGTGAAATTAGTGGTTACACATTTAATTATAAAAACAAACCTGACGAAACAGTTCCAGGCGTTGTTGCTCAAGAAGTTGAGAAGATACTTCCAAATGTTGTATTTGACCACGAAAGAGAAGGTGGCACTTACAAGGCCGTTCGATATGATCAAATTATCCCACTCTTAATTGAAGGGATTAAGGAATTGAAAGAGAAAGTTAATGATTTAGAAGATCAGTTAAAATCGTAATGAGTACTAGTGTACTGACCTAATAAATAATAGATAAAATAAGGGAAAAGACTAAATGTCAAAGATTTCAGAACTAGGTTCCATTACCGGTGCAAATACCAGGTCGGAAGACCTGCTTGTCATTGTTAACCTTGTTCAAGGTGACGACGGTACCAAGAATATCACAAGAAAAGAACTTGTACAGGCTATTCAGTACGAGATCTTTGATCGTATTACCATTACTGGTGGAACGATCTCTGGTGTTGAGATGTCCGATTCGACGCTTGACAATGTTACGATCGACAATTCAAACATTGAAGATACGGACTTCTTACGTGGCACTATTAGAGATACAGAAATCTTTAATTCTACTGCTAATAACATTACGATCACTTCATCGTCGTTTACCGATGGTACATTAGCAGATTCAACTGGTACAAATTTAGAAATT